TCATATCTTGCCAACACAGTATCGTCTTTGTTTAATTGTTCAACGAAAGCCCTATCTAATAGATAATCTAGTGATGTTAAACCTTCTCCTGAATCTAGTTCTTGGATATCTCTCTGCCATGCTTCTAGAGCTGTTCTTGCAGAGAACTCCACATCATTGATGATTGAAACAGTCCAATCTTCAAATGTTCTATCACCTGCGATTTTAAGTTTTGAACCTCTAAAGTTCACCTCAAATGCTGGGATAGTTGATGCTGGTATCTGAGCTGCCTTACAAAGGAACTCAATCTTACCACCTGACCTAGGTAGGAAAACCTTAAATCTATTTGCTCTTGGGCCTCCACCGAGTAATTGTGCTTTAAAACTGTCTATACTTGCCATTGTTTACTCCTTAGATTGCACCATAAAGTTCTTCAAACTCAACACCTGACCTTGCAGCCACGAAGTTAAGAGTGATGAAATTAATAGATTTAGCTGGTTTAATGAAGATAGATGCGACAAACTCATTTCTATCTACCACCGAATCAGTATTGTTAGACTCATCACATACTACTGAGAAGTCGTAAATACCTTTTCTATTTTTAACATCTCTTAGGAAAGGTTCAATTGCACTTCTAAACTGAGCTCTTGTGAATCCGTCATTGAATTCAAAGAGTCTACCTTTAGCTGCTGCTGAAATTGCTTTCTCTAATACGATGAATAGTCTTCGTACGTTAATTCTATCGAACGCTGATGGTTGTGTTAGTCCTGTTTTATCTCCAAACAACACGGTTCCTTGGCCAGGGAATGTTACCACTGGATTAACTCTTGCTCTATACAAGTCATCTCTTGATGCCTTCTTAGGATTAAATGCAAGTTTGGTTACTCCTAGGTATTGTCCTCTGTTGAAACCTGCTGGTGAGAACCATGGGTCATTCAATAAGTCTGACCTTGCCATAATTCCACCTGTGTGTCCGTTAGCAGGAACATAAACGTATCTATCATTGTACTTATCATAGACATATAACCAACCTGAGTCAAAGACACAGAATGAAGAACTTGATGCAGTATTAACGTCTGCTAGTACGTTTGACAATTGGGTCGCTTCTGATGAAACGTTAACAACTGATGCTCTTCTTGGTGATGCTAATAATAGACAATCCTTACGTTTTTCACAAACCAATATACCCTGATTAACGATTGTTGTCCAATCTGCAAGGGTATCTTGTTCTGTTCCACTTCCGTTATCAGTTCTTGTTGAACCTACGATAAGGAATGAAATGTCTGATGTTTCTCCATCTTCGAAATGGTCTTGCCATGCACCGTACTTTTGTCCTGCTGTAGGAAGGTTACCATCATTACCAGCACCGAATGCTGTTTTCTGTGGTAAGTCGGGTGTTAGGTTATTTGAACCTAAAGATGAAGATGTGTATATAGTACTTGTGTTTGACACAATTGCTGCCAAGTGTGAAGTAACATATACCCATTGTGAGTCTCTCTCTAATACATCTCTGTAAAAGTTTGAATCTCCGTTTAAATTTTTTGCGTCTGATGCTAATGAAACAAATCCATATGATTCAAGAACTGTATTTTTAGTTCCTGATATATCTCCGTCTTCGTCTACGATTACTATATGAATTTCATCGTTAGATGAACCATTAGCAGCTGCTAGTGCAGATGTGCCAGGTGCTTTTTCAAAATATGATTGCCATTCCCACTTACGAGTAATACCTACTGCTGCACCTGAACCTGAACCATCAACTGCAGATGTTAAACCTGTTCCAGCTGGTTGGTTAAGTGCTTCAATAGTTAGTGAAGTTCCTGCTACTGCAGTTACTTTATACTCTTGAGTGTGATTGTCAAACACGATAACGTCACCAACAACAAATAGTGTTGATGCGTTTGTGACACCAGTGATAGACGTTGCATTTAGAGCGTTGTCTGCAGTTGTGTTACCTGCTGAAGCTTCCTGCCATGCATTTGAAGATGCACAAACATGAACACTTAATGAATTACCCAATGCACCTGCGAACTTAGCAACATATGCTCCAACACTTCCTGAATTACTCAAGTCTCTGTAAGACTCTATGTATTCTGAACCGTTCTTAATAATTTGTGAAGCGGTTGAAGAAGCGTTTGCGTTTGCAAGGTTTGTTGAGTTAACTCTAACTACTCTTAATGATGAACCATATCTTAGGAAACCCTCTGCAGTAAAGAAATCTTCTGCACCTGCGTTATTATTTGCTGGTGAATTAAAAACCTCTACTAACTCTTGTTGACCTGATACGGTTACAACCTCATCAACTGGGCCCCATGAAAAAGTTCCAGCAAATGCACCACTTGTCCCTGCTACTGCAGGTACTACATTTGTAAGGTCAACTTCTTTAACCTGTACGCCTGGTGATACTTGAAATGCCATATTTTTCTCCTTTTTGCGACCTTAGTCAATTCTTTTAATGTATTTATATTTTTTTGAACTTAGTCGTTCTCTTGTAAATACCATCGGTCTCCACTCGTGTCTACAAATGAGTGAGACTCTTTATCCAGTTCTCCAAAAACTCCTACTGGTAAGACATCGTCATATATTTCCTGTTGTTGTCCTGCGTATAGTAAGTCTTTAACTTTATTGTTTGTTAGGTGTTCAAAAAATTGAGTTGTTAAAAACCAACTAAACACCACACAATTCATAACTAAATCATCATGATAACCTCTATCTGCTTCAAAAGACATTCCTTTATTCACATAAGTTAAGAGTTCTTTTATCAACTCCCTATCACAAATTTTCAATTTATTTTCTTCTAACACTTCCTTAAGTGTAGAAGTTCCTATTCTTTTAATCTTTCGGGTCATTGTTACCCCGATGTCTTCTAATCTTAAACCACCCTGAACGAATACATTATCATATTCTAAATCATAATGCATCTGTTGTGCAACCACAGCTCCCTCTGCATTGTTTTCTATAATTACTAATGCAGTGTTATAGTGTGAACAATATTTTGCAATTACATCGGGATACAGTAATGGAGATATCATATTGTCTCTATATACTGCAACCTGTTCAAATGGTTCAGTGGATACATCGAAAATTGTAAAGGTTGAATAGTCAAAACCTCTCCCTTTCGATACATCTACAGTACATATATAGGTGTGAGTCTTCTCTGGCTTTTTATAAACACTAAAACCTTCCTTGTGCCAGATAGGATTTGATGAACGTAATCCTAACAGTGTATCAGATGCAATAAGTGTATTACCCGTTCCTAAGAAACTATTACCATACTCTTGTTGAAACTGTAACTCAGAAGTGTTTGCAATAGTTTGTTTCTTCCATTCTTCATCACGGCCTGGAACATCATACCAGTTTATCAGAAACGATTTGTATTCTGATTCACCTACAGTTGCACTTTCATATATTTTGTGGAACATATTACCCACACCGTTTGCAGTAGAAGTGATAATTACCTTAGAATCTCTACCTGAAGTAACCACGGGATATGTTGCAGTGTAGAACTCTTCTGCATTTTCAACGAATGCAAACTCATCTAGGTACAACATATTAATAGAAAGTCCACGAATTGATGATGATGATGTTGCAGCTGCAACTAGTTTACTATCATTACCAAATTCTATATTACCTTTGTTTAGAATCTTAACCCCAGGCTGTAAAAAGAAAGGAACAGATTCTAACATAGTAGTTATCCTTGCAACCATCTCTCTTGCAATTGCACCTTTGTTTGCAAGAACAGCTACTGTAACTTCGGGTGTAAACAATAGATACCATAGTAAATATGCACAAGACGTAATAGACTTACCACTTTGTCTCGATGCAAGTACTATACTGAATCTTTCTTCATTATAATGTGTTATTAAACTTTCTTGATATCCACGTAACTTAAAAGGAACCATACCCTCATCAAGAGAGATAATCTGTGTATAAGATTCAATAAAATAACAAGGGTCTTGTTGACACTTGAGATATTCGTCTAGTTCTTCTTTGGTATACTTCGTCTCAACGTTTGCACGTTTGATTTGAGTGTTACCTAGATAACCTTCATTCTTCGGATTTACCATGTTTGTTTTTCTTCAAATATTTTTGTAAGTCTGATGTTGACCCAACGTATAAGTGATTATGAGTATCACCTTCTTTTGCAATTTCTTCTTTGTTGATACTTTTCATTTTGACCTGAAGGTCTAAAAGTTTTTCTGCAATCTCTGAGGTGGTTTTAAGTATCTGTCCTGCCACTTCATATGCACGAGGATTCTCCATCTCTTTAGATAGGTCTAGGATACCGTCTAATGCATCCTGTCCCCTCTCTACAAGGTCGTAAAGATTTTCCCTTGCATATCTATAGTCTGTCTCTAAAGACTCCTTAGAGAGGTCTGTACGGACTGTAGGGACTTTCTTTAAGTCCTTCTTCATGTCCGTGTTTATATCTAATACTTGATTTAATTTATCGTCAACATTGTCTGTCATAATTTTTCACTAGTCTGTGGTTGAAGCTTCATTACCACCATATCCCTCATCAAAGAATGATACATCTTCTGATATAACATAATTGTCCTCTGCAGATGCACTTCCTGTGAAGTATACTTTATCACCTTGGGACAAAGTAACGTTACTAGAAACCACTACAGACAGTCTGTCTCCTGCTATAGAAGAGACTGTTGGGTCGGGATTAGTAGATGAACCTTCCATAGTATCATTTACAGATACATTACTATCTATTGCAGCTGAGAAAGTCACTGTAGTGTTATTAGACACTGCACTTGCAACTGTTCCTTCAAATGCTGGTTCGTAAAACTTAACGTCCTTTACGATGCCTGATGTAGTAAGTTCTGATGATGTGAAACCATGTCTTCCATCATTTATAAATGTTTTCTCTCTAACCTTAGTAATAACTTTACCTTTATATACTGGGCCAAAGAAATAAGTTTTCATTGTAAAATCTAGAGTAAAGTTAATTACTCTCTTGTCTTCAAACGACCCTTCGAATTGGTCGTCCATATTTACACCTGTTAAAATGATAGGTACGTCTCTTACTTCTGACATATCATCAATCATTTTCATTGCAACCGTATATTCGGGTTGAAAATACGGTAGTATTTGTTCTACTATTTGTAAACCATCTGTCATGTTCTTTGCATAGATGGATAGTGTAAAGTTTATATCATATGGTGTGGGTTGATATTGAAACTTTCTACTAACATTATCTGACTCCATAGTAGTTTTAGTGGAACGGATAAGTTTATTTTGTTGTCTATTTTGGTCGTAGGTGAAACCACTGACTTCAAATCCCATTCTAGGAAGTGATATTGCACTTCTTAAGTTGTCATTCAAATCGGGTTCTTCTTTTAATCTCTGTAAGAACTTCTGTCTTTGACCATACGACAAAGGAACTTTAATACTGTTTACAACTGTCCCATCTGATTTAGTCTGTTTAACTGTGATATTATTAAACATGGTACCAAACACAGATACTGAACGTCTTATTGTTTCATTGTAAAAATATGTAAACATGATTAACTATTATTTCCTATCTCACCGAAAGGGTTTGTTTCACTGAAGTCTATGTAATTATCAGCTGCATCTTCGAATTCTTTATTTTGTGCATTCGGGTCATTTGGCATATCAAGTGCATCGGTAATTGTTTGTATCTGTCTAGTTGCACCTGACACTGCACCTACTAATCTGTCACCCACTGCAAGTGGTGTATTGTTGTGTATGATTGTAAGAGTTCTGTTAGACCTTTTATATGTAGACACTTCACCAATAACATTATCACCAATCTTAAGTTCTTCATTTTCTGTGTAATTACCTGAGTCTCCTGAACCAGCAGTCATTGTTGCACTTATAGTGTATGTTCTTTCTGCTTCAACCAAGTCTGCATTAGTACCAGTGTCAAAATCTTCTCCTCTATATTCAAATAATTCACATCTACACTTGAATACAAAGAGCTTACCGACTTGATAGAATGGGTCTTCATGTTCAACAAACTTAATTTCAAATAAAGAACCACTGAGAGGGAAGTGTATTACATCACCTTCGTTTGGTCTGAATGATGAGGTGAGGTTATTATCTAGAGATACGAATCTTTCCCATGTTCTAAGTGCAATCACAAAGGTTGCTTGGTCTCTTATCTCTACACCAAACTTAGAATATAAGTCTCCTTCTCCTTCAAATCCTTCTACGTTTTCTAGATATGCTTCAATCTCATATGCATCTCCAAATTTTGATGCAACATCTTCTCCTAAAATGGTGTCTTCTTCTATTATCTCCCTAGGAAGATAGTAGATGTTGTGACCATACATTCTAAGTGACTCAACAACTAAGTCTTCATACAGGTGTTGTTCAGACGATACTGCATGATTGAAAAATACATTTGTTGGCATAATTAACCTATCATATCTATAGGAGGTAATTCATAGTTCAATCTTGATTCCTCTTCTAGTCTTCGAATCTCCTCCTGTGCTTGTGTCATTATTTCATTTCCGTTTAACTCAACTCCGCCAGGCAATTGCATCCCACCGAATTTGGAAAGGTTTGAACCCCATTGATATTTAACTAATGCAGTTGTATATCTTTTTAACCACATGTCATTGTATATGTCTGTATAAGTCGTAGGGTCTAGTTTTCTAAAACACTCAATCAAGATAAACTCACCAGCAGTAACAGAATCTTTATCCATATCTAGGTATAACCTGTTAGTAACTTGTTTATATCTTATAGGTATTTCACCCACTAACATATGGTCTAATAGACTGATGTGTTGTTGCACTTGTTCGTAGTACAATACATTAGTTGCAGTTAGGTCATATACATCATTCAATCTTAGTTGATATCTAAGGTCAAACATATTGAGGTTGTGTTTATCGTTGAAAGGAAATATTCGTACTACTGATAATACTGATTCGGGTAACACTACATATGATTGTTCTTCTTTGAACTCTTGACTTTGATATGCATTACTGGAACTATTAACACCAGTATGTGTTTCGTTAGTCTTCATGGTATCAATTTGACTTTGAGTCAATTGATGTTTTAGATAGGTACGAATAGAACCATCGTAATGGTATTCGTTGTAGTATTGCAAGGCTTCATCTATTCTATCATCTACTTGGTCATCATCCACGTTGATTTCAATCACTGGAGCTCCAAGACTTCTTAGAATATATTCTTTAAATGATGCCCTTGAGTTTGGTATTGCCATAGTACTATTTCCATTTTTTTAAATGTTCAATACTATTTATAACAATTATTCTTGGAAGTAAGTGCGAGATTGGAGTCTGTCGAGTTTTTCGTCAATTCTTTCCATAGAATCTATTAATCTATCCATAGATTGTTGGAATTCATCTTTAGATACGTATTCCTTTGCTAACTCTTCTCTTGTTTTGTTTAGAAGTATATCGATTCTTTTTTGTTCGTTCAAAGCACTACGCACGAAAAAACCCACTGGTAGTAACACCATTGTTAAAAAAAGATTCCATATAAGATGGGGGTCGATGAATATTCCTTGTTCCATACGATTATTTAGGTAATCGTATCGTCCTCAAGGGGTTCGAGTGGTGGCATATTTCCAGTTATATCTTGATAATTTAAGGGATACCCCTCTTGGTCTAATTCAAATATCCATGGATAATATCTATTTGATAATGACTCACCAATCTTTATTTGATTGTTCATCTGATAATTGATGTTAAAGGATATACTGTATCTCTCTTTCTGTGTCATGTTGGGTTCTACCATATGCATCAAACCACTTGGGAACAATATCAATTTACCTGTAGTCGGTTGTTGATGTGATGACATCTGTATCATGGGTGATGGTGGCATGTCGTGTACCACTTTTTCATCTGTGTCTATGAAATCAATATCTCCCTCGTCACCGTCTGCATGTATATAAAACACTCCACTATACCAACAACCATTATGTAAGTGAGGAGAGTTCCAACACATGTGACCATTAATGTTTGCCCAAGAATTACCAATCTGTACACTGACATCTCCTTTGTTAAACCCATAGAAGGGTAAGACTTCATCATCAAACATACGTATAATTCTATTCATCAATTTTTGAAATCTAGGATTTGATTCACACCCATCATTAGATTGCCATCCATTTCTGTTAGATACCGACCTACCTTCATCTCTAGCTCTCATTCCATCCATTTCATCTTTCAACGACTGTAGATAGTCAAAAGATACACCCTGTCTGTCGTGTAAGTTTTCAGCGGTTAGTTGTCTATGAAAAACATAGTTTGGGAATAGTAATTCTACTGCCATAATTTAATCCTCAATTTTCTCTCTTAGAGATTTTGCATTCCTAACTTCTTTTGATATTTTTCTTTCTTGTTCAAGTTCTTCTTCAGTCGGAATAATATTGAATGGGTCAAAAATATCCTTTTCAAAGAGTGGTGATTTTGGAACCCATTTCTTTTCTATTCCACCACCTTTCTTAAAGGGTGTTGAATCATCTGTTGCAAACTTATGATATAGAAATGCATCATGGTCTTTTTGATATTGTTCGGTACTAATCAAATCGATACTAGCTTTCCACGACTCTCTTCTATATGGAACTATCTGTGCTATAGGTGTTCCTGCTGGAATAACAAACTCTTCTCTTGTCTTAGGATACAGAATAATTAAACCATTTAAGTCTCCACCTGTATATTTATCGGTGTCCATAACCCCCTGCCAAGTCTGAAAGAATCTATTTTGAAATAGAAATGGGTCTAGATATAAACAAGAATAACCCAATGGTGTTGTTACACTCCATGGAACTCTAATTTTGACTGCATTATTTTTTTCTAGATTTTCTTCTACATCTGCCTTTGCATACTCGAAGTTAGGGAATTGTTCTCTAGGGTGACCAGTAGTTTCATAATTAGGATTGTGTGGACACTTTGCAAATTGTCCCAGTTCATATTTGGGTGAACCATCTAAATCATTTTTAGGGTATTCTATTTTAATATCTTCAACACATGTAATGTAGTAACCACTACCCAACACATCTAACATTGAAGGACACATCTTAATATTGTCTCGTCCATTAGCTGAAACACTCATCTCTTTCCACCAATTAGGATGTATATGTTTTGCAACTACAGGACGATATTCTTTAAATGCTTTTTCGTTTGTTGTGTTAAATTCTATCGTTGGCATAATAATCTAATTCATTCTCTAGTCGACATGCATCACCTCGTATAACTAGAGACTGTCTACATGCATATTCACATGCATCATTTGGAGCATCTGCATTGTGTGGTATACTCCCATCAAACATTAGTAATCTATTTGGTTTATAATCAACCTGTGCAATCTGATGTTTTAAATACTCTTCTTTATAACCATCTATATGTTTTGCTTCTTCGTTATAAAATTTAAGTGGGCCACCCCATTCTTTTTCCCAATACTCAGTGTTGTACCATAAGAAAGATATATTAGTTGTATTTTCAGGAGAACTATCTTCGTGTATAGTCCCTTGAAGACCAGTGGTCTGACCATTCATACCAGCATACTGAAATTTTTCCCATCTAAAACCAAACTCTGATTGAAGTTTCCAATCTAGATATCTGATAAGATAGGTGTCTTGCATATGATAAGTATGGTCTCTAATTTTTTTATCTTTGCCCTCATAGAATGTTGCACCCCAAAACAGATGACGTATCTTACCGTTTCTATTTACCTGATTGTTTTGAGCCCATATAGTTCTTGAGGTTAGTCTCCTCATGTTATACATGATTTCGTATGTTACCCAATCGTCTAAGACATAGATTTTATCTAAGGGGAATTTCTGTATCTTAAAGGGTTTATCTAGATATACAACTTCCATACATTACTGCTGACCTTGGAATTGTTGTACAGGTGGTAACTGCAACAAGTCATCACAATAATCTTCAAAGTCTTTAAGTTGGTCTTCTCGGGTTCTACTTAGAGAACTACAAACTTGTTCTAGTACACTGTAAGAACTATCTGCAAATTCTAACACTCTTCGTGCATCTGACCTAAAAGGATGATTTGAATCTTCTCTACCAATGTATGTAGCTTCATATAGATTTTCAATTCTCATTTCAACACATAATTGATATACATTTTTTGAAACAACATCATACAAATCATCGATGTATTGGTTGTTTAGGTTTGTACCATCGGGTGCTTCTGCATCATCGATAAATTTTTCAATCTTATCTCTGTCTGAATCAGTTAACGGAAGTTTTTCCGATGCATCCCAATTAGATGGATTTACTTCTAAGATTTTGAATTCATCTTGGTCGTATACGAGTCCTTCGTATTCGAAACCTAATTCGGGTTTGTCTACATTTTGATAAACAATTCTTAACCCTGTTTCTTTGATAATAACTAACGTATTAGTTGCATCATATATTAAAGCTCTATTTGCCATTTTCTTTCACCTTTTTGTTGTCAATCTCTACGAGATTTTTATAATAATTATATCTACCAATTTGTTGAACACTATCATTGAAGTTTTCAATCCATGGGCCCCCATTTGTGTAATGAATCATTCTATGTTTCTTTACGTTATATGGTTCATCAGAGTAACCTTCAGTCCAACAACAATCGTCTTGAAGTTTGACTACATTATCTGTCCATTTAAATTGATGTAGATATTGACCCGATTGTGTGTTTACCACCTCGGGTGTTAGTTTTCTACAATCCTTATGACCGTTGTTAAATATCATAAGACTTGACCATAGTTTTTTAGGATACCATACATTCTTTTCTCCACCTAATTTTTCTGTAATACCTTTATCAGAAAAGTCATGATGGAAACATGCAACGGAATCAGTATGTCCTAGTGAATAAAATAAGTGTAACATATCTTCTGTGAAGATAAAGTCATCATCCACAAACATACTGACACCTTGATATTTCTCTAAGTATGGTATCATGAATCTACTATACGTAAACTCTGTTGATTGGTTTGCATACTCTCTAGTATACTCGGGAATCTTTGAAACGTCAAGTTTTTTAATATTAACGAATGCATTCCACGGAACACTTGATAAGTCTCCCATTTTGTTATTGTATCTTTCAATAGAATGTTGTATACTCTTTATACAAACATCTGAAACTTCACCATGTCTACCATCATATCCAACGTATATAGTTGGTATCTCACCATTGAATAGTGTATAATGTAAGTAGTCATTTGCTTCAGTATAGTCACCTCTCATGTCTCTATTTTGGTGTGCTTCTATGATACCTTGATTCCAACAATAAGACACATGATTCATATCGGGATATAGATTATTTTTAAAAGTGTGAACTATCCATTCAGAGTAAGACATTGGTTTATGGTCATAACATACGTCATATGCATCCCATACCAAACACTCAGTATCCCATTTTTGTAAATATTTGATTGCAGAATATCTTCCAGTGCCGGGATGTACAAAGTATCTAATCTCATCTGCATCTGCAGTAGGAGGCCAATACAATACACCTTGAGGGCCGTATTCAATTCCTTTGTCTCGGATATCTTGAATTAAGAAATGTAATTTAGTTGCATGATAGAGACGAGAAGAGTTCTCATCACCATTTATTCTTTCAAAGTCTTCTGCATCAACAGCTGCTTCTCCAACTTGTAATGCACGAAAGAAATCCCTAATTTTATGTGAGGAGTCTTCTTGGTAACTTACACCATACTTTTTGTGCAAGTCACCAAGTGAAACTATTTTAGGTTTGTATATACGTGAGATTTCATCAAACTTTTCTTTGATTTTAATCATCACTTCTTTCTTGGGTTTTGTTTTATTCAATCCACCAAGATGGTCGTTGAAAGAACTTTTCACACTCACTGGGTCGGGTAAATCAATATACTTCATAATACTCCATTATAACATCTAATCATGTTTTAGTCAATAATATTTAGTCCTTTTATTTAAGAGGATATTGGTTGTGCAGGCCAAGACGTTGTACCATCCCATTTCTGAACTGTATTTCTATACGGTTGTTGATATGCATATGGTTGTATACCAACTGTAACCTTCTGACGGGATGACTGTGCTGGTCTCTGTCTTGAAACTCTTTGCAATACCTGTACCCTAGTAGGTCTCTGTCTTGAAACTCTCTGCAATACCTGTGTTCTAGCAGGTCTTTGTCTAGTTACATTCTGTAGAACCTGAACTCTTGCTGGTCTTTGTCTAGACTCAATATTATTATATTGATAACCCTGTTGCACTGGTCTTCTTCTAGACTCAATATTATTATATTGATAACCCTGTTGCACTGGTCTTTGTCTGTTTTCAGTATTATTATACTGGTAACCTTGTTGCACTGGTCTCTGTCTATTTTCAGTATTATTATATTGATAATTCTGTTGTGTTGGACGTTGTCTAGTTACAATATTATTGTACTGATAAGTTTGCTGTGCTGGTCTTCTTCTAGTTTCTTGTATATTTACCTGAACTCTAGCAGGTCTTTGTCTAGAAACACGTTGCAACTGTTGTACTCTTGCTGGTCTTCTTCTAGTCTCAACATTATTATACTGGTAACCTTGTTGTACAGGACGTTGTCTAGTCTCAATATTATTATACTGATAACCTTGTTGTACTGGTCTCTGTCTGTTCTCAGTACTATTATACTGATAACTCTGTTGAACAGGTCTTCTTCTAGGAGAAGGTTGGTTCACCTGTACTCTAGTTGGTCTTCTTCTAGTCTCAGTATTATTATATTGATAACCCTGTTGCACTGGTCTTCTTCTAGACTCAATATTATTATATTGATAACCTTGTTGTACAGGACGTTGTCTAGTTACAATATTATTGTACTGGTAACTTTGTTGTACTGGTCTTCTTCTTGTTTCTTGAATGTTAACCTGTACTCTTGCTGGTCTTTGTCTAGAGACACGTTGCAACTGTTGTACTCTTGTTGGTCTACGTCTTGATACACGTTGTAAAGCTTGTACTCTTGCTGGTCTCTGTCTTGACACCCTCTGTAATGTTTGTACTCTAGTTGGTCTTCTTCTAGGTACCTGATTATGATACTGATAACTTTGTTGTACAGGTCTACGTCTTGGTATTCTATTATGATAAGTATACGTCTGTTGAACTGGTCTTCTTCTAGATTCAGTATTATTGTACTGATAAGACGATTGCACTGGTCTTCTTCTAGTCTCAGTATTATTGTACTGATAAGATTGTTGCACTGGTCTACGTCTCGGTATTCTATTATGATAGGTATACGTCTGTTGTACTGGTCTTCTTCTAGGAGTAGGTTGGTTGACTCGATAGTCTGACCTAGCAGGTCTTCTCCTAGTCTCAGTATTATTGTACTGGTAACTTTGTTGTACTGGTCTTCTTCTAGACTCTTGATTGTTGTACTGGTAACTTTGTTGTACAGGTCTACGTCTTGGTACCTGATTATGATAAGTGTACGCTTGTTGCACAGGTCTTCTTCTAGGTACCTGATTATGATAAGTGTATGCCTGTTGTACTGGTCTTCTTCTAGGTACCCTATTATGATAAGTGTACGGTTGTTGTGTTGGTCTACGTCTTTGTACCCTATTATGATAAGTGTACGGTTGGTTCTGTTGACCAGGCTGTTGCATCTCGTTCATCTGACCTTGAGGCCATGTCACACCAGCACTATTACTGAAAGTTACTTGGTGAACATGAGACAAATCTCTACTTCTAACGAATACATCACCTTTGTTTCTGACAAATAGTGGGAATCCTCCACCTCCACCGCCGGGTGATTGTGACTGCATCTGACCATCTTGTGACCATTTAAATGTTGCAGTCTGTCCACTCGTTATTTTTGCACCATATTGAGAATTAGTTGGTGCTTGTCCTGTAATAGGTATTGAACCTTGTCTCTGTGGGTTAGGTATACTTTGAACAGATTGAGCAGCTGGCCCTGCAACGAAATCAGCACCAAATTCCATGTTCGCACCAACAAATCTTAACACACCCTGCCACTGTCTTTGTCCACCAAAGTAACTTCTATAGTGCCAACTCTTCGGTGATGTTGATTGGTTTTGTGGGCCACTACCAGTAAAGAATGGTGATTGTGTACCTGACATTTGTAACGAAGGCCCTCTGAACATCATGTTTCCTCTAAAGGAATCTCTTTCATGTCCTTTTCCATCAGGTCTTCCTGCAAAACCAAATGGACTTGCAGTACCTGTATTCTGAGCATTCATTGGGAAACCCGAGAACTCAAAAGATGGTATATAGGAAGTTCTTTGTCCGTATGGAGTTTCTACCTTAATAACAGATGTATCACCACCACCACCATAGATATTTCCATAATGGATGTAAGCTGTGTGTGCGCTATTCCTTACTGTAGTCTGTCTTGTCCTAGATGTAGGTTGGTTAAACTGGTATGTTTGTTGTACAGGTCTTCTTCTAGGTGTAGGTTGGTTAAACTGATAAGACTGTTGTGTTGGTCTACGTCTTGGCTCTTGATTATTGTACTGATAAGACTGTTGAACTGGTCTACGTCTTGACTCTTGATTATTGTACTGATAAGACTGTTGAACTGGTCTACGTCTTGGAACCTGATTATGATAAGTGTATGCTTGTTGCACAGGTCTACGTCTTGGTACCTGATTGTGATAACTATAAGGTTGTTGGTAACTATACCTAGCTTGAAGTCTATTATGATACGTATAAGACTGTTGTGCTGGTCTACGTCTTGTCTCTTGATTATTGTACTGGTAACTTTGTTGTACAGGTCTACGTCTTGGTACCTGATTATGATAGGTATACGTCTGTTGTACAGGTCTTCTTCTAGGTACCTGATTATGATACTGGTATACCTGTTGTACTGGTCTTCTTCTAGACTCTTGATTGTTGTACTGGTAACTTTGTTGTACAGGTCTTCTTCTTGATTCAGTATTGTTGTACTGGTAATTCTGTTGTGTACTTACCTGTACTCTATTATGGTATTGGTATGATTGTTGTACACTAGTCTGAACCCTATTATGATACTGGTAACTCTGTTGAGTAGAAGCTTGAACTCTGTTATGATATTGATAAGTCTGTTGAGTTGATGCTTGTCCTCTATTATGATAAGTATACCCTTGTTGTACTGGTCTTCTTCTAGGTACTCTATTATGGTACTGATACGACTGTTGAACAGGTCTTCTTCTCTGCACCCTATTGTGGTACTGGTATGCCTGTTGGACTGGTCTTCTTCTAGGTACCCTATTGTGATAAGTGTATGCCTGTTGAGTACTTGTTTGTATCCTATTGTGATAAGTGTATGCCTGTTGTACTGGTCTACGTCTTGGTATTCTATGATGATAGGTATACGTCTGTTGAACAGGTCTTCTTCTTTGTACTCTATTATGGTACTGATACGACTGTTGTACAGGTCTTCTTCTAGGTACCCTATTATGATAAGTGTAAGGTTGTTGAGTACTTGTTTGAACTCTGTTATGATACTGGTAAGTCTGTTGGGTAGAAGCTTGTCCTCTATTGTGATAAGTATAACCCTGTTGTACTACACGTTGTCTACCAACTCTATTATGGTATTGATATGATTGTTGTGTAGGTCTACGTCTTGGTACCTGATTATGATAGACGTACGTCTGTTGTACTGGTCTACGTCTTGGTACCTGATTGTGATAACTATAAGTCTGTTGTACTGGTCTACGTCTAGGTACTCTATTATGATAGGTATATGCTTGTTGTACTGGTCTTCTTCTTTGTACTCTATTATGATAGGTATATGTCTGTTGAGTATTTTGTTGAACACGGTTGTGATAAGTGTAATCTTGTTGAACACTTGTTTGAACCCTGTTATGATACTGATATGACTGTTGTGTAGATGCCTGTACCCTATTATGATACTGATACGACTGTTGCACAGTGAATTGATAAGATTGTTGGAAGTTGTAAGGTCTTGTCCCAACTGCTGGTCTTGTTGCAACTACTTGAGCTGGCATTTGTCCTGATGACTTTACCCACCCAGTAGGTGTCTTTGAATAGATAGAATCTACTGCCGACCATTCAGTTGGAGATGTTTTTACCCAGCTTCCTGTTGTGTTTACCCACCCCGTAGGGTTCTTTATTCGTTGCGCCATATTATATTAAACTCTTATGAGTAAGTTATCCATACATCACCGACTTGTCCATCACTTCCTGATGGGCCTGCTGAATGTATGAAAGTATTTCTAAATGCTCCGTCTGAACTACCGATTGTTGTAAAATCTGTAGTACCTTTACCAGTAACTGATAATGCATCACCGATAGTTACATCATCGGGTAGACCTATTGTTACTGTTGCATTTTCACTACCTGAACCTGAGATTGTAATCTCATTTGAGGTTCCTGATATTCCTGATACGTAATTTCCTGTTGTGTTTGAACCTAATGCAACTGCATTTGAACCAACTGTTGCATTAAGTGTTGCGTTTGCACTACCATCTATAGATACGGAACCTGTAAGGTCACCACCTAAAGAGATAGTTCTTGCATCTGCCCATGCAGAAGCTGTGTCTGCATTACCAGTTACGTTACCTGTAACAGCACCGTAAAGTCTTCCTGCTTGTATGTTTGCATTAGTAAGTGTTAATGCACCACTGGATGAACCTGTTGCTGTTGTAGTTGCAAATCTAACTCTATCTGAACTTTCGTCCCAACCCATGAATACATTATCACCAGTTGAACCTCTTTCGAGGATAAGACCTAAGTCATTAGAGTTTGAACCTGTGTTACCTGAACCAAGTTCAATCAATGCATCTTCGATTGTTGTATTTGATGCACTGTTGGTAACTGTTGACCCATTAACTGTTAAGTCACCTGTGACTACTAAATCACCACTTGCATTTACATCTGCAAATGTTACATTACTGTTTGTTGCGACTGCCTGACCGATACTAAATGCACCACCTGAGAATCCAACACCAGTTCCAGCACTTAGATGAGCTCGAACTTCTGATGCACTTGGGCCTGTGTATGTGATAACACCAGTAGAAGAATTATATGCAAGTGAACCGTCTCCACCTGAGTCTGTTACTGATATAGCTCCTCTTGCATCTGAGTCTGCATACATTGTAGGTTCACTGTATGAGATAACACCAGTACTTGAATTGTATGCTAAATCACCACCTGCTGAAATTGAACTTCTTGCATTTGCAGTTGTGAATTTTGTTACACTAAATGCACCTGTTGTGCTGTTGTATGCTAAGTCACCACCTGCTGAGAATAAACCTCTTACTTCTGCATTTGTTCTTTCTGTGAATGAGAATGCACCTGTAGTACTGTTGTATGATAAATCTCCAGTTGCAGATAATAAACCTCTGATATCTCCATTTGATAAACCAGCAAGTGTAAGTGTACCATTTGTATCATCGTATGTAGAAGTGATGTTTGTTCCACCAACTACTAAACCATTTACGATGTCTTCTATTTGTTCTTGTGTTTTACCTGAAGAGTTAATTGTAAGTGTACCAGCTGCATCATCATATGATGTTGTTATATTGGTACCAGCAGTAATTAATGCATTGACTCTATCGTCAACTCTTTCTGATGTATGGTATAGATTTCCATTTTCTGAAATATCACCAGTGTCTAAAGTAACAGAACCACCAAGGGATACGGAAGTTGAGTTAACTGATATTGAATTGTTTGCAAGTTTTCCATTTACAATAGAACCTGCTAACATATCATTAGTGATACCACCTGCTTTTACTTGAACTGTATCTGATGCAAGTTCTAATGAACTGTCATCAACTTGAACTGCAAGTGACACTGCACCTGAAGTTCCACCACCAGTCAAACCATTTCCTGCTGTTACTGCTGTAATATCTGCAGAGTTTGTATTTGCAACTGTAAGTGTGTTAGCTGTATCATCATATGTTAATGATATACCACTTCCTTCGGTAAGTAATGAACTTACTCTGTCATCTACTCTTTCATTTGTATAGTAGAGGTTTGAACTTCCTTCTGTAATTTCGTCTGTGTTGTCTTTACTTGATACTTGGGAATCTACATATGCTTTAATTGATTGTTGTGTTGCAGCGTGTATTGCACTGTTTGAAGACATGTTGTCTTCGTCTTTAAAGTTGATTGCAATGTCATCTGCATTTACAGTAATACCTGTACCAGCACCAATGTTTAATGTTGCATCACCTGAAGTTGCAGTACCTGTTAAACCAGCACCTGCGTTAACACCAGTGATATCACCAACATTACCTGTGATTGTTAATTGGTTATTTGCATCATCGTATGATAATCCAATACCAGCTCCTGCTTGTAAGAGGTTTGCAACTCTATCGTCTACACTTTCGTTAAGTGCAGTTGCAGAAATGGAACCTACATAAGTTCCATCTGTTTGAATGACTTCTGTTCCAGCAACCGATAGACCATTCTTGACGTTAAAATTCTTTTCACCTGCCATTAGAATGTACCTCCATCAACTGTTGGTAATGATAGTTCACCACTTGTGCTGTTATAAGATAAATTGGTTTCACCTGATGCTAAAGATATAGAACCTCTCGCTCTAGTATCTGTGAAGTAAAGGTTTGATGACCCTTCTGATAAATCGTCTGTGTCTTTAGAAGCAAAAGATGTATTAAACTGTGAACCTGTAAAATACAGATTTGTCGACCCCTGTGTTAAATTATCAGTTGTCAAAGTTGATACTGCAGCTGCCACTACTTTACCACTAGATGTGATTACTTCAGATGAACCAACTGTCAAACCATAATCGATTGTAAAGTTTGCTGTTGCCATTAAAAATCCCCTGTTTGTATGAATGTATTTAGGAGAACCAATCCCCTAAAGGTTATCATACTGTTAATAAATTTCTACTTATTTTGAATACTGTTGAACTCGATGATGATGGTGTAACTTTGACTCTGACATCTCCTGAATTTGTATCTACTGATGTTGTAAACAACTCTCCATTTGTGGTTACACTTCCATACACTTGGTGTGATGCACTTGATGAATCATGTATTACCATAATTTCACATGCATGAAAATTTGTTCCTTGTGAAGCTTGTACATGATATTTTCCACTTCTATATGATAACAATGGAAAACTATCTAGTTCTACCTCATCTGTTGCAGTAGTAGTCAATGTATTGTTTGCATCCATTCTTAAATTCTGTAAGTTGAGTGGCCCTACTGCAGTTAATGTTCCTGTCGATTCTAAATCACCTACCTTTAGGTCTGCAAAAGACCATCCAGTTCCTTCAGTGTCTACTGTTGTTGTCGGTTCTATTTCTAGTCCATCAAATAATTTCCATGTGGAATCAGTTGCATCTCTAAACAAACCTGAAAACTCACTTGCACCTCCATCTGATAGACCGTCATTATAGTTACCGTATATACCAAAGTCAATCAAGTCTTGGGATGTATTTGCATTAGCAAGTTCAAACATAGATGTATCAACCGATTTGGTAACCGAATCTATAGTAGTCGTTGTTCCTAATATTGTCAAACCACCTGACACAGAAACATCTCCAGTAACATCTAAGTCACCATGTATTTCTTCACCGTAGTCTGCTAAAAATTTCTTCTTTATTCCCATTTAATATAATCCATAATGTTGAATCTAATACTATTTATGCATTTTGTAAGGGCAAAAAAAAGGGGAACCTAAGTTCCCCCTTAATTAGTTCTCTGAACTGTTACGCGTCTACTACTGTTCTGTCAAATTTGAACGTTGTACTAGCATTTGATGCTGGGGTCACACGTAATCTTACGTCATCTCCCGAAATATCTGCGTCAAATGTAGCTAACGGTGTTGACTTCAATGTACCGTACTGAGTTAAAGTAACTGTAGTACCATCATGTACTAACATAACTTCTGTAGAATGGTAATCCGTACCTTTAGACATTACTACAATATATCTTGCAGCCCTGTAGGTTGCTTTTGCAAAGGTATCTAATGAGAATGCATCTGTCGATGTTGTCGTAGATGACTCTCTCTTAGTATTTTTGGTTTCAACTTTTTTCGCTGTAACAATTTTATCATTGTCAACATCGAATTGAATCCCACGGATTAGTTCAGCTAATTTAAATGCATTTGATTTTGCCATGTTCTAATCCTCCTTATGAATGTCTAATTTGGAACGTGTCTATTGTGGTATTAGTGTTAGCAGGAGTTACGAGTAATCTCATATTTCCTGAATTAACATCTACACTCAATGTAAACAAAGAGTTACCAGTATGGACATCACCAAACTGTGAATAATATGCATTAGTACCATCATTTGCAATGATAACATCACAAGAGTGAGTTCCTGCTGAAGCGTGTGTTGCTGTCACAAAAAATCTTATACTCTTAATTGATGTTGAAACTGACTGTAAAAGTTGGTCAGCTGTCGTTGCAGTGAACGATGATTCTGTATGGTTACCTTCAACTAAATCACTAGTGTTAGAGATATTATTAATTACTAATGTATCTCCACTTACTGCGTTTTCTGTTAAAGTGATAGTGGTTGAGTTAGTAGTTGTATAATCTGTACCACCCCCAATCAACTTAACACCGTTTAAGTATACGTTTTCACCACCTGATGTATATGATAATGAATTACCATTGTCATCATTTCCAGTAAATACTGTTTGGTTTCCTGTTACACTATATGTGAACGTGGAATACACATTACCTGCGTTAGCAAATGTTAATGTACCACTTCCATCGGTTTTAAGTACTTGGTTTGCCGAACCATCACTGGTTGGAAAAGAGTAAGCATCATTGAGTGTCAAACTCGTTGGGTTTGAACCTAATTCGACTACAGATGCAGAACCGTCATTCTTCTCAGTGTAAAACCTACCGTGATAAGTGTTTACAGCTAATTCCCCTAGTGATAAATCACCAGTATTAGGAACAGCGTTCTGAGTAGCTGAACGTTTAAACTGAATTACTGTTGCCATGCTTCCTCCAAGTTATAACTACTAATTAAAATGTACCACCGTCAATTGCAGTAACGGTTACAGCACCACTTGAAACAGTGAAGTTATTACTTGAGAAAGATGCAACACCTTTATTAGATGTAGTTGCGTCTTCAGCAGCTAGTGTAATTGCACCAGCACCATTAGTAATAGTTATTGCTTCACCAGCTGTCAATGTAGCTGCATCGAATACTCCACCTGAAGTGTCACCAATTAAGATTTGACCGTCTGTTGGAGCTGACCCTGCGTATGATGAGATAGAACCACTTAATGATAAAGCTGCTACTTCGGCATTACCGAATGCAACGTTACCTAGTGAACCTGAGAATACTGAACTTGTGTCTGTTGCATCTGCAATAAACTTAAATTTAGCATCTGTATCGTCCATACCAAAGAACCCAAGTTTAGTACCACCTGAGTTGTACTTAAATTTGATACCTCTGTCTAGATTATCATCTGAACTATCATCACCAATTTCAAAAATTGGGTCTGCAATTGATACTGTTGTTGAATTAACAGTTGTTGTTGTACCGTTAACACTTAAGTTACCTGTTACTGTAAGGTTACCTGAAGTTGTTAATGTTGCAGTTGTAATATCGTCTGATATTAAGTTTCCTGAAACTGTTAAGTTATTTGAAATAGTTACATCGTTAGGTAGACCAACTGTTAAAGTTTGTCCACTTGCACTTGTTTCAATTTCGTTATTTGTACCTTGAATTGTAAGTGATTGTGAATCTAAATCGACTGCACCTGTTCCTGAATCACCAGCAAAGTCTACATCTTGTGCTGTTACGTTAGTATCAACATAGTTTTTTACTGCCGCTGAAGTAGGAATTGTTGTGTCGTTATCGTTTGAACCGATACCTTCTGATTCGATTACAACCGCTGCAGCTGCAAGTTTACCAAATGTTACTTGTCCATTTGCAATGTGAGCTGTATCGATTGAACCATCTGCAAGATGTTCTGAATCAATAGCGTCGTCTGCGATTTTAGCACCTGTTACTGCGTCTGCAGCTATCATGCCATTTTCAACTACACCTGAACCGATTGTCATTGCACCATTAGATGCAAGTGTTACGTCACCTGAAACTGCTACGTTATCAAATGAGTCTGAACCGTCATGGACAAGAATGTGTCCTGATGCTGGTGCTGAAATATCTGTATCAGATGCACCTGCGATTGATGAAGTTGTTGATACGAAAGACAATGCTCCTGAACCATCGGTTCCAAGTACTTGTCCGTTTGAACCATCTGAAGATGGTAATGTTAATGTGAGGTTTGAACCCAATGTGTCGGGTGATTTTAGAGCAACGAAATTTGTTCCGTTGTCTGAATCTTCTCTCAACTTAATAGATGCACCAGCTGTTGCACCGTTACCTACTATGAAGTCTGAAGGTGTTGGTGTTGAACCAGCCAACATGTCTGTATAGTACTTACCACCGATTTCGTGAATAACTGCACTTGTACCGTCATGTGATTCTATGAAGAGAGTTGCGTTCGCACCAGTTCCTGACCTATCCTGAACGTAGGCTAATTCACTTTCTGCTAAATCAGAAATTGCGGGATTAGCACTACCAGTAGACCTTTTAATTTGAATTACTGTTGCCATTTTTTTCTCCTGAAAAAATTAATATATTGTTTTAAAATTTACGTAAATTCTATTTGTATAGAATTAGATTATCATTATATTGCAGTCCACTCACAATGTGGGTCGTGTCTCACTGTCTGACACCTTGATTTGTGTAAGTATTTATAATACTAGAATGTTCCACCATCAATAACTGTAGTGGTTTCCCATCTATCTGTTTCAGCATTATAGTTTAGTAAACCTTTATCGGTTTCTGTTGCATTCACGTCTGCGATATCACTTATCGAATTTACACTACTACCTCCTCCAGTAGAAGAGTCTCCGATTGCAACTTGCTTTGCTTTAATGCCTGTTGATTGTAATAGTCTTGATTTTAATGTCACGTTACTTGCGTTCCCTGATATCTTTGCTTTTATAGCCATTTTATAAACCCTACCTTGTTACGCCGGGTGTTATTATTGCTTGTCCCTCAATGACTCTAGTCTTTGTTCCTGAGGCATCTGTTATTACTAAATCATAAACATATCTACCACTTTTCAAACCAGTGGTTTGAGTATCCGTAAGAGTAAGTGTTACCTTACCAGTTGATGCAGTTATGGATGTACCAAAAGTTTCTGCAATGGTTTCAGAACCATATGTTTTTCTTATTTGTGCAGAGGCAGTGTACCCTGATAAGTCTATGATATTGTCACTGGTATCAGAGACATCGATAGTAACTTCGAAATCGGTACCTTGGTCTATAAATATGTTTGCTATGATTGCCATATAACTATTTATACAACTTTAAGTGTTCGGGTCTGTTAATTGAGAAGTTGGTACACTTTGATGAGTCTTTTTCAATGTTCCACTATCATTTAAGTACACTTCATCCATTTTTCTTAACACTCCACCTTCATTAATCCAAATTTGTTTAACCTTTGCAAGAGGCCCTATAGGTCTTGTTGAAGGGAATGGTTGTCTCACTGGTCTACGTCTTGGAACCTGATTATGATAATTATAAGTCTGTTGTACTGGTCTACGTCTTGGAACCTGATTATGATAACTATAAGTCTGTTGTAAATTCTTTTGTCTTGTTACTCTGTTATGATAACTATAAGTCTGTTGTACAGATTTTCTTCTAGGAACCTGATTGTGATAAGAATATGTTTGTTGCAAATTCTTTTGTCTAGAAACTCTTTGTAATACTGCAACCCTAGCAGGTCTTTGTCTAGTCACATCTTCATTAACTTGATTTCTAACAGGTCTTTGTCTAGTCTCAACATTATTATATGGATAAGTTTGTTGTACAGGACGTTGTTTAGTTACAATATTATTATACTGATATGTTTGTTGTATATTTCTTTGTTGTTCATTAGCCTGATTGACTTGATTTCTAACTGGTCTTCGTCTAGATACACGTTGTAATTGTTGTACTGTAGTTGGTCTACGTTTTGTTTCAGATGAAAGTGTTTGTACTCTTACTGGTCTTTGTCTATCTGAATCTTCGTTTCGTTGAGTTCTAACGGGTCTTCTTCTAGGTAATTGATTATGGTATGAATAAGTTTGTTGAGCAGGTTGTTGTTTATCATTAAGATTTGCAGTAGGTACCTGATAATCAAGACCTTGTGCAGCTACTGATGCAAAATCTAAAGCAACACCTGTAGTAAATTGTTCTTGTCTTGCATAACCACGGGGTCTCACTCTTACAAAGGTTCCTTTATTTCTCAACGCTGTTTGAGGAATATTTCGGGGGTTAACTGGTGATTGAACCTGAGAATTAAATGACCCCTCATGTTCCCACCCCAATCTTGTATACTGACCACTGGTAATTGTAATTCCATATTGAGAATTATTTGGATGTTGAGAAAGAAATTCAAGTCCTTGATTCCCCTGTCCCTGAGGATGTCCTTGTCTTTGAGGATTGGGGACGGTTTGGTTTTGCACAGTATCAGTAGCTTCCATGTGAGCTGCAAACTTAGTATTCTTTCCTGTGTATCTTAAACGTCCTGTCCATTGTCTTTGGAACTGTCCCTCAAAAGAAAATCCTTGCATCTCCCACTGTGTATAATTTGTATGATTTCCCTGTGGCCCCGCACCTTCATAGTATGGTGACTGAGTTCCTTGTAAGCTATACTGTGGCCCTCTGAAGAACATTGCACCCCTAAATGAGTCTCCTTCATGTGCATTACCCGATGCTTGTCTTGCTTGGAACGTATATTGACTTCCACTTACGGTACGTTGTTCTTGCATTGGAAACCCCATGAACTCAAAAGATGGTATCGTATTAGTTACCTGACCATATGGTGTTTCCATCTTAATAGCAGCTGTATCTCCTGAACCCCCATAAACTTGCATGTAATGAATGTAATTTTGGTGTGCTTGATTCCTAACAGGTCTTTGTTTTGACTCTACGTTGTTGTACTGATAATTTTGCTGAGTGCTTTCTTGTATTCTATTATGGTACACATACGTTTGTTGAGTATTTTGTTGAACACGATTGTGATAAGTGTATTCTTGTTGAGTAGTGGTTGGAATCCTATTATGATACTGATAAGTTTGCTGAGTATCTTGTTGAACACGGTTGTGATAAGTGTAAGGTTGTCGAGCAGGTCTTTGTCTATTTACTCTATTATGATACTGATAATTTTGTTGTACAGGACGTTGTCTATCTACTCTATTATGATAGGTATAGTTCTGCTGATTCGGTTGTTGTGTCCTATTATGATAAGTGTAATCTTGTTGAGTATTTTGTTGTACTCTATTATGGTACTGATAAGACTGTCTTGTTGGTCTCTGTCTGCTCTCTACGTTATTGTATTGATATGACTGTCTAGCTGGTCTTTGTCTGTTCTCTACGTTATTGTATTGATACGATTGTCTAGCAGGTCTCTGTCTATTCTCTACGTTGTTGTACTGATAATTTTGTTGTACAGGTCTCTGTCTATTTTCTTGATTGTTATATTGGTAACTTTGTTGTACAGGTCTTCTATCATTGAAGGGTTGTTGAAAACTAGTCCCTGTATTAATATATGTTTCATTTGACATTTAATGTTCACCTCTGTGTCCCATTACACCACATACCACAAATGTCCATCGTTTGTACCACTGACACTTGAGGGTGCTGTTGAAACTACTTCATAATCTGATTCAACAAAATCTGAATCTATTTTTACACCTTTCCTTGTATTTATAGAGAGAACACCACTACTATGTGCAAGACCATTACCTGCCACTGAAGATTTCAATCTTATCTCACCACCATCACCAGCTGCATGGAACTCTAATCCACCACTTGCATTTAGGTCTGCAGAAATTTTACCAGTTGATGTATTGTAATCAATACCTGGCCCACCTGATAAAGCTCCTCTTGCATCTGAGTCTGCGTATTGTGCAGCTGCAGAGAACGAAAGTGTATTTGCAGTGTCATTATAATTGACTGTAATGTTACTGTGTGTACCACTAGTAATCATTGCAGCTGCAGCGTCACGAGCTCTTTCGTCTGTGAAGTACATTGTACCACTTGAACCAGTTGCATCGGGGTCTTCTGACAAGTCACTTGTATTAGCAGCTGCGATTCTAGCATCTGCTCTTGCATTTGTAAAGTAAAGATTAGTTTCACCTTCGCTTAAATCATTTGTGTCAAAACCACTTATTGATATAGATGCATTTAATTTATCATTATTATCATCGTGAGTAAATGAGATACCACTATGTGTTCCACCAGTGATGAATGATGCAGTTGTGTCTCTGATATATTCGGGGTCAACATCGAGTTCTAATGTACCTTCAGCATTATCATTATCGTTATATGTTGCATTAAGACCATTGCTAACACTGTTTGAATTTACTATTAAACTTGCAACAGCATCTCTTGCTCTTTCATTTGTGAAGTAAAGGTTTGATGACCCTTCTGCAAAACTGTCGGTAGAACTACCAAGTGTTGTGGGTTCGAACCTATTATTACTTGCACTCCATGTAAGTGCTTGACCAGCTGCAACACCTGTAATGTCCACATCACTTAAATCTCCAACACTTGCAGCTGTTATCCTTGCATCTGCTCTTGCATTTGTAAAGAATAAATTTGTTGTTGCGTGTTCTGTAATATCACTTGAGTCTCCACTCATCTCACTTAGTTCGTCTTGTAAATCTAATTGTGAATCAACGTATGATTTGACTGCTAACTGTGAAGGAACTAAAGTGTTTGATGCATCTGCAAAAGTATTGTCTGTATCAATAGCATTTGTTATTCTTGCATCTGCTCTTGCATTTGTAAAATAAAGGTTTGCAACGTTTTCATCAATGTGAGAAGTATTTAATTCTATGTCTGCACTTCCATCAAAAGATACACCTGATATATTTCTTGCAGTCTCTAATACAGTTGCACTTGCAGCGTTTCCTGATGTGTCCTGATTACCTGATTGGTTGACGCCAGGCAAATTGATACTTGCACTTCCGTCAAAGGATACACCACCTATATCTCTTGCAGTTTCTAAAGTTGTAGCTGTACTTGCATTACCGACTAGGTTACCTGTTGTAGTATCGATATATGCATTTGAAAATCTAACACTGTTTGTACCTAAGTCTCTTGAACTATCTCCATCGGGAACGATGTCACTATCAAGTACACCATTGAATGTAACTGTATCAGTAGATGCATTACCCAAGTTTACATGACCATTGAGATTAGATTGACCATCTACAGTTAGAGTAGAGTTAAAATCTACAGCTCCATGTACCTCTAGTGTAGTTGAAATGTCCACACTTCCATCTTGATTTAAAGAACCTACGTTGTGTATTCCATCTGTAGTTGTTGCACCATCAACATCTAGATTACCAGTTACATCTAATCTTCCTGCTACTGCAGTGTTACCTGTTGCTGATGCAACTGTAAACTTATCAGTATTGACATCAAAGTTACCACCGATGTGTCCTGTTCCTGATGCATCTAGATTACCATTAAGGTCTAGATTACCATCAATTGTTGTTCCATCTAATGTTGTTAAACCATCTACGTTTAGGTTTCCATCAATCTCTGCACTACCGTTTGCATTGATGTTACCAGTAGATGTAATCGATACTCCTGTTGAATTGAAACCACCACCGACATCTAAATTACCTACGTTGAAATCACCACTGAAGTCTCCTGTGACACCCCCTGTGACGTTTCCTTGATTAATTGATAGTGTGTTGTCTGTAAGTGTAGGTGCAGATAGGGTATGACCTGTATCAAGGTCTACATCACCATTGATGAATGTTTTACCTTCTATCTGAACTACGTAACCTGATTGTAATTCTGTGACAACTGAACCGATGTCACCATTAATAATAACACCACTATCGTTGTTATTGTAAATTGTGTTCTCTAATGTTTCAGTCCAAAACGTTTGTACTGCAGCTTGACCTGCGACATCAAGGAATGAACCTGTAAATGCAACCACTCTGATAATATCATTATTAGTTGCACCCGATGTAAGTGTAACTCTAGTGTGATTACCGTTTGCATTTACATTTGATATTGTGAAATCTGTTGAGAGTTGTTGTAATTCACCGTTTTTGAATACGAGGAATCTATGGTCTCTAAACTCTAATTCATTTTGGTCGGATGAACTGTCTGCACCTTCGAATACTGTTTGACCACCAGTTGCAGTGTAAATAAATCCTTGGAAAAAGAATTCTCTATCTCTTAAATCGTTTACTGCATCAACAAGTGTAGTTTTATCTTGAGTACGTAAACCACCAATATCCCCAACATCTGATGCTAGTTCGTTATACGACTGTCTCCACTCTTCGAGTGTACTATGTTGACTAACTGTTTTGGCCATTTGTTATATTCCTCAAAAATTCTTTAATTTCATTTATCTCTTCTCTAAGAGTATTTATTTCATTTATTTGATTTTGAAACACTGTTTTTCTTTTCTTATAAATTGCAAGTGTTTGACTATCATTACTTATTATAGCACCTGATTCTTCATCTCTAAAAAGATGTTGTTCTCCTTGTACTCTTGCTAGTTCTTTCATTGTACTCATTACGTTGCTAACGCTATTGCTCTAAGGTTAGACACTAATGGAACTACAGAAGTATTATGTGCTTGTCCTACAATCTTAATTGCAAAAGATGTAAACTCGGGTAAGTCTTCTATACTATATTCGTACTCTTTAAAATTCTTACCATCTTTATCTACGATAATATCAGGTGAACCATCGGTGTTAAAGAAGTTGTATCCTACATCATCAAAAGGAGTAGATTCGTCATTCAATAGAACCTTGTACATAACTTTTAGGTCTGTACTTAATGGACTAAATCCATCTAACATAACCTTAATTGAAGATGCTGGTTCTTTTAAGTTAACTCTCTTAGTTACATATGTCATTGCATTCATCTCACCTTCTGCATTTTCTGTTGGGGTGATTGTTTGCTCATTAGTTGAACTCATACCATTTACTCTGTTTGCATTACAGATAACACCCATTGAAGACATATCAATTACTGGTGATACGTTTTCATTCAAAGTGATGTATGATACTTGTGTTTTAAATGACCTTGTACCTGATAATGATGATTGATTTACTTCATTAATTCTTGATGCAACAATACTTGGTGCGTCTAAGAATACATTGTCATTAAGTGTAACATATTGAGAAGAGTTTCTCATTGCATACGGTGTTCCTTTCACATAACTTTCGGGTGAATTCATTGCACACAATTGTAAGTTACATGTTAATCTTGTATCTCTCAATGTCAATGATGGAATCATTGTGTGGATTGAATCAAAGTAATAGTTTCTTGTACCTATTACTGATGTTCCTCCACCCACAGATGATGACACAGATGGTGCAGATGCACCGTCAATATCTGTTGAATCCCAATCTACAACAACTTCGTAACTGTCTAGTTTTGGATTTGCAATTGCAGTATGTGTTTTATTTAATAGATTAATTGGTACTCCACCGATAGTATCTGTTACAGCATCAATATTAATCTGTATACTATTAGTTGTACTACCCAAGTTTGTTACAGTTAAAGTATCTGAGACACTATAATTACTACCACAATCTTGAATTTCTATATCTGATATTGCACCACCAGCTACTACGAACTTGAGTTTACACCCAGTTCCACTTCCACTAGATGTAGTTGCAATATCATTGTAAGTACTATTTGAAGGTAATGCCCCTGATAATAATGTTGCACTTCCTTCACCTATATTTGTTACACCGTTTTCTCTATCACCTTGTATACCTGATAAAGTTACATTTGATGTTGCATCATACATACCATGTGTATAATGATAAACCTTAACATTACTTGAACCTGATGTTGTTTGAATAGGGTTAACTTGTAGTGTATCATTTTCTAAATCACCATTCTCAAATATAATGTTTGCAATTTTTGTTGTATCAAACTTTGCAGTTTTCATATGGAACTTAAGGTCTTGTGTTTGTTCTGCAGTCCATGTTGATGCATTTTGTGATTTGAATAATGAACCTGCGTACGGTTGTCCTGATATCAATTGACCAGTTTTAATGTCTTCTTCACCCATAGTTGAAATGAATGTTTCATACTTGTTAGAGTTTGATAATACTACGAAACAATATTCTTGTCCTTCTTCAACATATACTGGTGAATCAAATGTAAATGTAGTTGCAACTGAACCATCCTCTGAGATGTTTATCAGATTAGGATTTTTAGTTACTTCTGAATACGGAAGTACTATCTGGCCAGGGTAACCATTTACCATGTTTCTAATTTCAACTGTTACTGGTAAACTTTCATCTTTAGTATTAAAGTATAAATCTATAGATGTTATAAACATACCACCACGACTCTCTACTAAGAAAGATTCTGCTAATGGGTCTTGCCATCCTCTGAACTCCCATACATCGGGGACATCAAATATATTATTTGGAATAATTGGTGCCTCATCCACTGGTGGTGTCACGATTGGTGGTGGTGGGTCAGGCGGCGGAGGTGGTGGAGGTGGTAATGGTGGGTCTTCAGCTGGTGGTACTGGTGGTAATGGAGGTGCATCCAAATCGGTTGCAGTTCTGTTAAAGAACTCTCCTGACCTTTCAATACTTCTACCTGCTGTTAGATTTTCTCTAATAACTCTACCATTCTTTGTAGATATAATTTCTGTTTGTGATGACTGCAATAATCCTTGTGCCTGATATACATTACTTGCATAAGAAGGTGGATTAGAAAGATTACTTTCACTTGCAGTTATCTTGACTTCTCTTTGACCTGTTGGGAATCTTTGTGCATTGTTATTTGGTATATCAAAATATGCACGAAGTCTTCCATTTCTGTTTGATTTAATTACAGTTCCTTTTGCAGTTGCACCACCGTCTCCGAATGTTGAACTGAAAGGTGTAACATGTGCATTGACGTTAATACCATCAAAGAACACATAGTGTTTTCTATTCGGTTGTAAGTTTTGTGCATCTAGTTCTACTCTTCTAGAACGGATGAAAGGTATAATACTTACACTTACAATCCTGTCTCTTCTGTCTTCTACAAAATCTTCGACTACTGTAGTCTTAACACCATTTCTTGTTTGTGTCTCGGGTGTTTCTGTAATAACTCTTGTAACATCTTCGCCAGGTATCCATTCACCACCTTGTGCTGGGTCTCCTGACCATGAACCAGGCCTTGATGAAACAACTTCTTCATTTACAACATTAGGTTCACCGACCCATGTTGTTTGCCATGCATTCCATACAGTACCTAGTGAGTTTGTATTCTCAGCTAATACTGCATCATAGTTACCTTCTCTGTTAATTCTAACTTCGGGTAATCTTTCTGAATCATTCCATACATCTGAATTTGGAGATAACTTAAGGTTACCGATAAATGCAAATACGTTATATGGGTTGACATTAATTGTTCTAGATGCTTTATCTTGATTTACATATGTCTTTTCTGAATATGGTAGTGTTAGTAAATCACCAGTCTTCTGATAACTAGATGATGAAGCTTCATTTAGACCTAAGTCAAAGAATGAAGTGTAAACTTGTGGTCTAAGTGTACCTAGTTTAGTATCAATTGCAACACCATAATCAGGATGAGAAACATCACCGATACCATGACCCTTAAATGAATCAACAACAAATCCTGATTTGAATCTATCGAATCCGTCTGCATCTTGGATTTGCATGTTTTGTGTATCTCTTTCTAAGAGAGATAGTGTTGTAAGTCTTTCTAGGTTTGCAACTCTGTTTTGTATCCTACCGATATCCTTCATGGTATATCTTCTATGGTCGATACTCTTAATCTTAATTTTCTTTAGGTTTGCAGTAAACGGTGGAATGAACAATTCAAACATTTCAATTGCATCATCCATGACCTTTGGTTTAGTTGGTGATAAAGATGGTACACCACTATTTACTTGGAAGTTACCAGCTTTATGTAAGAATACTTTATCGATTCTAGGTACATAGAAAGTAATGTCACCTTGAATTGCACTATTCGTTACTGGTACATCTAATGCAGATGCAGTAAATCCTGTACTCTCATATTTAAATGGAGCTGCAGTAATACCTGTAGAACTATCACTAATGTCTACTAGATTTGAATCTGTTGGGTCTATGTCTTGTGTTGGAAAACCTGAGAGACCAATTAACTGGTCTGCTACTGGTCTAAAGTCAACTGCATCTGATAACTCAAATTGACCATCGGGTTCTAAACCACCTAGGTCTACTTTGTTTGGTATATACTTTGGAATCTCTTGATAAGAAACTTGGTTGTCATATGATGACACATCAAAGAAGTTACCAGCACCATGTGTAAAGTAATCAAATACAATTAGTATTGAATTGTTTGGAGCTGGTTCACCAGGCTTCAATTGTAATTTTGCATAGTCATAGAAACCATCTCTTTGACCATCATCAAAGAAGTATCTGTTCTTAATTTCTTTACTACCTGATGACACATTCGATAATGTTCCTGTTGCAGTAGATGTCTCTCCAACTACAGATTCTGATGAATTGAATTGTGTACTTGACAAATAGTAGAAGTATGTTGTATTATCATCACCTGCGTAGTTAATGATTTTTGCTCTTGCACCTGTTGTCTGACCTTTAATAATCTCTTTATCTACAAAAGGTATTCCAGCATTTAATTGGTCAATAGTTGCACTAGGGGGTAAAGGATTACTTCCATCCTCTGCCTCATATATTCCTCTGATTTTAAATACATCGGCAAGACCTAATGAAATTTCTTTGTCGTCATAACCAGTTCCGTAAAAACTATTTTGTGAAGAAGGAGAACCGACTTTTAACATCTTACCTTCTCTTAATGTTTTATCTCTTTGAACAGGTGAACCGATGTTAACTGTATATGATACTTTTAAAATTGCACCGTTATTTGCAGTTGCAAGACTACCAAATGATAGTGTACTACTATCTCCTGATAAACTAGTGAAGAAATCTCTTGGGTCTAATACGTCACCATTTAAGTATGTTGGTGAACCTGATGATTGTTCGATAACTGCCATCTCAACAAATTGATTTACATTTGATGCAGTAATAGCTGGGAACGTATTTCCTGAACCTGCTGATATAGTGAATGCCTGACTAGCTACTTCGACTGTTGTCTGTCTTCTAACTTGACAACTATCGGGTGTAAATGATTTTATAAAATCTCTACTGAATGCAAAAATATTTGCAGTTTGGTTTTGGTCGTATAACTTAACTCGTCTTCGTGTAACATTACCTTGGAAAGTTTTACCACTACCTACATTAGCTGTAAGGGTAACGGATGTTGCACCACCAACTGTTTGTACAATGTGTTCTCCACCATCAATAGGGTTGACTATAACATCACCCTCTTTCAATTCGTCTTGGAATCTTGTTCCAAAACCAACTACAGTATCACTACCTGCTGTAAGTGATACTGTTCCTGATAAAACCTTTACACCATCGACTATTACATTACCAGTAAATTTTTCTCTACTTGCATTACTAGGTGTTTGTGATACACCTCTCACTCTATCGATGTTATAATTTCTAACAGATGCAATAGCATTGTTATATGTTGTGTTAGTAGACCCTGTACTTTGAATAGTATTACCAACTACAAATGTACCCTGTACGTCATGAACTAAAATAAAGTCATTAGAATAGTCAACGTCTGCTACTATACCATGAGCTCCTGTTACTGTGTCATCTACTCTATCACCAACATTTATTGGACTTGCATTAGATAATGCAGTAATACCAATCTTGGTAAACATCTTAATGTCGAATAGGTATAATGCATGTTTAGATGTAGGGTCTAGTACTTTATTGTTATCTACATCAACACTCTCTAGTTCATCAAAGTTTCGTACTCTTGCAAAACCGATTTGACCACTTGATGGTTCAGTCCCTAATGAAACTGTACTATCATATAATTTAATTAAGTGATTTGGTTTTAGTGAATCTTCTCCACCCTCATTACCAAACTCGGGGACTGAATGAATGTTAGTTACTTTTAAATAGTTACCAAGTCTTGCAGAAGTAGATGTTCCTGATAACTCTGCAACTGTTCTTGCTTTAGGTAATGATATAGGTGTTGTACCTATCTTATCAATTTCATGTCCTCTGACATATGCCTTGCCTGGCGAAACTTGTAATACGAACTTACCAACATCTCCACCTTGTGATGCAGTGTAATATCCTAGGTTGTCATTTTCTTGTAAGTGTTCTCTGAGAGTTGGAATGAACTGTCTAACTGTAAAGTCACCTGATTGGTCGTATGTTCTTCTTGCAAGTGAATTTTCAAAATTACTATAATTTGCAGAAGATACTTTTAGTTCTGTGGTACCATTTACTACTCTGTATAATTCGATGAAATTAGTATCATCTGTTGTATCCAATAACTTCTTAACAAAAGTTGTTTGAATCTTAAATCTGTCTGCGCCAGGTGCGTTTTCGTTTGTTGTTCCCTGTGCATTGTCTAATAATGAGTCGTCATCTGCAGAAGATATTAATTGTTCTGAGATATCTAAACCAACTCTATATGATGGTTGTCCTGAATACTTTTCTAAAATTAATTGTGCAGCGTCAACCTTTACAAAGAAACCTCTAAGATATACTACACCTTCTGTGATACTTGCAACGGATGAACGACCAACTGGACTTTTATCAATTGTTTGCACTTTGAATTCATTATTATTACTTGCAGATGTTGGGTTACCATTCTCATCAACATTTACTTCTTCTAATTCTTCATTTGCATCAAAGTAAAAAGAGTTTGATGAATCTGTTCCACCTGCTAAGTATTTTACAACAAGAGTTGTTGGGTCATCAGATGTTTCTGCAACTGTTAAGTATACTCTTGCAACTGCACCTGAAGTTTTACCCTGAATGTATTTGTCTTTAAATGAATCTAAGTATGTAGAAACTGAACCACCAACACTGTTCGGATTGACATTATCAACCTTTACATAACCGTAATCATACACTACGTCTGTTTGAGCTCCATCCACAAGAGACCCTTCCTCAAATATATGTCCAGCAAATCTTTCGACTTGATTCTGTAATATAGATTGAGACTGAGTTAATTCTCTAGCTTGTAATGGTCTCCCAGCACGGAATAATACTTTATGAAACTTCTTGTCTTCAGAAAAATCATCGTGATACGGGGTTACATTAAGGTCTGTCTTCTCTGTCATAAATTTCTACCAATATTTTAGTTTAAAGTTCTAAGAACTTGATTACATCTCAATAATGAGTTTAATGTCTTCTATTTGGTCTGCAGCTCTTGATACTGCACCCCTGTTTTCAATGTAGGTAACATTACCTGAATGTCTTTCAACTTCGGGATAGTTTTCATCAACTGCCGATACTGTACCAATTGTACCTGAACCGACAAACACTGTATTTGTACTTGAGAATGCATGATATGTATTATCATTATTTGCAACTTTCAAGTAAGATACTATTTTATTTGTTGTGTCGATTGATACGACTCTTCCGTTTGCAACACCAGCACCATCTGATGATGCATTTCTAATGATGTCGTCAATTGCAAGACCTGATACACTCGATAGTGTTATCTTATCGTATGCAGCTAGTGTAGGTGCAGTTGCAACTGTTGTTGTTCCATCTTCGAATGGGTCTTTAACTAATCCGATTCTTCTAAAATCGTTGTCTGTTGGGAAATCTCCCTCACCTTCTGCAAACTCTAATCTAGAGTTGACGATTACATAGTTTCCACCTAGTTCAGAAACTGGGTCTGCACCATGACCATAAATTGGAGATATGATTGGTGTTAATGAACCACCTGAACCTGAACCGATACCTGAGATATCACCGATATTAATTGATGCTCTTCTGTAACCACTTCCTTCGTTTGTTATTGTGACGTATTTGATTGCATTTGAAGCTACAACAACTGTACATGTACCACTTGAACCATCTCCTTTGATAGGAACACTTGTGTATGTACCATTAGTGTAACCTGAACCACCATTAGTGACTCTGACGTGTAGTACTTCACCATCGTCTGCGTTGTTTTCAACATCCCATTGAGCAGAACCATCGTCACCGGCAGCTGAACCGAGTCCTGTCTCTCCGTTTACTTCTGTTTGAGCTCCCAATGTTTTAACTGGGATAAAATCGTTTGTTACGAATTTGATAACATCTGATGCACTTACAGTGTATATGTATTTCCAAAGGTATCCTCTACCTGAACCAGCACCAGTATCTGTTGTTGCTACTAGGTTGTCGGGGTCAACACCTGTTGGTTTTACAGTTGATGCAACTGCAGTACCTGAAGTGTTTCTTCCAGTTCTAATACACTTGTATACATTGTATTCATCTGTGATAACATAGAATTTTGAATCATACAAACCTGTTGCACCTGAAGGAGCTGTGTTTGATGATGAATAATCGTGTGCATATTCGTCATAGATTGTACCTGATGTCCAATCTCTTCTTGCAAGACCGTGTGATACGTCTGCAGTGTTCACTTTTTTAAGTGAAACCATATCTTCATAAGCATCAATCTCATCTCCAATCGCATTGATTGGGGTTTCTACAGTATCATCTGTTCCCCAAAGATAAGGTCGTCCTATAAAGAGGTATGTTGAGGAACCTGCTTCCCCAAAATCTTCTTTAAATTGTTTAGCATTATTAATCCTAAACTTTTCTGTAATTATAGCTGCCATTTTTTAAAATCTCCAATTGATATAAACTATTTATACAATCAACCTGAGCTAACATAGGAAGAAAGTGTAATATTTGATTTTCTGTTTGCTTTTTGCTCAAAATCGGGTACTAAGAAGGAAGAATAGTAATCATTTAAGTCTCGGACTCTAAGTCCTTCGAGATTACTTCTCTCATCCATAACCTTTCCACCTTCATTTTCTAATAATATTCCATCGTCATCTCCGTAATGATGGATATAATATGCTATGTCAAATGCTCTTTGATTTGATATTATATTTATACTTCGTAAAGTAGGGCCTAATCTTGCACTTGAAACTGTAGATGATACACCTAAACTTCTTTCAGTGATAAAGTAATCATCCCTGACTGTTAGTGTTGCATCTTCTAATATCCATTTATCATTACCGATATTAACTCCATCGGTATTGATTGTTGCAGTTTCAAATAGTAATCCATCACCATCATGTTGGTCATGTGATTGATTAGGATATGATTGTTCATCGTCTACATGGTCTTGTTGGAATTCATTTGATGGTGGTTCTTGTACCAAGAAGTTATCTACAGGTTCTTGAATCAGTTTAAAACCATCTTCCATTATTAAAAACTCTTCTGCATATGAATCAAACTGAATAACCTTACCCTTGTCTGATGGTCTAAAACTACCACCTGTGATTAAGTCTTCTCTTGTTTGATATTCATTGTTATTGAAATCAAGTGATAATGATGTCTTTGCAATGTCACCCGATATACCACCCTCTTGTCTCAATCCTACTTGTGTAAACGATGATGCAAATGAATTGATGACAAACAAGTTTAAGTGTCTTGCTCTATGTGAACTATCACCAACCTCAGTAAATGCACCTGATTTTGCACCTGCTGGGTTTGATACACTTACAATATCATAAGTTGTTGGTTTGATTGCACTACCTGTTCTTGGGTCTGTAGTTGCACTCGGTATACCTGCTTCTCTTAATACTATTACATCATCATTGAGTTCGTCTTCTCTAGTCTCCATGATGACAAACACTTTGTGTGTTGAGTTAATCTTAGCTTCTACTTCTAATACCCTAGAAACAAAACTATCATCACTTTCAGAAATCTCTGTACCTATGACATATCCTTGACCTGTTATTTGGTCAATGATACCTGTTACATTTGTATCATTTTCACTGTCATAAACAACACCGTTGATATACCTTTCAGCTTTTAGTTTACCGTCTAATGAATCTTCAAGTTCTACAGGATAATAATTATTAACTGCATTGTCATCTTCTGTATTCCATGTTTCATCTTCCCATAGTAAATCTATTGAATCTACTTTTGAACCAATAATAAGTGTAGGTATAAATGCTCTTGTTGTTTCAGTACTATCGAATGTCCTGTTATATACATCTGCAGTTGCATTAACGTTTGTTCTAATTGCAACCTCACCAAAGAATATATGTCCTGCTGGGTGAATGAGGTTCTTAACAATAGACCTCCATTTGTTGATAGATTCACCAACCTTGATTACATATGAATGTGTTTGATAATACTTACTATCAAAGATGTTCATTGCAGATGCATCTAGGTAACCGTAGTCATTTGCAAAGTTTCCATCTTCTATTGCCTCACCGACAAAGTTACCCATTGCTCTAATAGGATTGAACTTTGCAACCTTAGAAGTTCCACCACTATAGTTTAGTTGTTCTCCTTCTTTGAAATAACCTGTGAGGTCTTTAAATTTTAAAACACTTGTTGTTGTATTGTAATCTATAACAATACCTGTTGCACCTGTTGTATTACCTGTAATGGTAGTTCCACGTGCAAGTACATTTGATGGTACTGTAATTAACATTGGGAAAGTACTACTTGACTTTATTGTACCATGTGTGTTATACTTATTACCCACTTCTGTCATTCGAAGTGAACCAACCCCACCTATAGTTGTTGAGTAAGTAAGAATTTTTGCATTAGTTCCTGATGGTACATTGTGTTGTGTTATTGTACCTGTTGCAGTAGACTGTAAACCTGTGATTGTTTCGTTGGTGTTAAATGACCCTGAATCCTCAGGTCTTCTTTGAACTTCTAATCTATTCCTGTCATTATCAATGTAGACGATTTTACTAGTTCCACCACCTGCTCCTGTAATTGTTTCACCTACTTGGAATCCTGATAAGTGTGTTGCACTCATATAAATGTAACCGCCAGGTGCAGCGATTGGTAATGAGTTGTACCCAGCACCCTGATTGAGTATAGTTACTTTTCTAATTCCTGTGGGTGCAGATAGTCCGTCTACACTATCATATGTTAGTGGTGTTCCGTCTTCAGCAAGTATACTATTAAACTGTCCAAATACTTCTACAAAATCTCCACCATTCAATGCAGTGGTAAATGTTATTGTATCAAGATTGTCATTTATGGTGAACCCTGTTGTTTTGGTTATACCATTAACATCAATTCTTACAGTGTTTTCATCGAATGCCATGAATAGATTGTTATCATCTAATCCTGATACCACTGTTTGTCCTGACGTTGCAGTATATTCGAAGTGTCCAAAGTGTACACCTGATTCAGATAACATAATGTCACCTACAGCTTCGATTCTACCTAATGCACCTGAACCACCAGTTCCTGAGTTATCAAATATAACTAAGTCACCATCCTTAAATCCACTACCCTGTTCGGATACATAAACTTCTGTAACAGACCCTGATGTCAAACCATCCACTTGACCTGTAGCATCAGTTGCGTCATCACCTTTACCTGATTCAAAAATTACATTATCAGTTAATGTATAAAGTGAACCAAGTGTTGGAGTGTCATCTTCATTAATGAACCCTGTTCCATCTTCTAATAACAAATCCCCTGAGTTATCTTCAAGTATAAATGTATTAGAATAACCTACATCTGTAGTTGTACCTGATATTACACCTCTAAGTATTCCTGTTTGTATTTCTTTAGTTTTACGGTTTTCAACTTCTATCAAACCATCTACTGTAAACTCACCAAAGTGAAAATCTGATATTTGTACTTTGTAATTAATCTCAGAGTTGGGGTCAAAGAATACACCTTCGATTACAGCTTCTGCAACCTTATTACCTAGTGAATCCTTTTGTACAATTTTACCATGTGATGGTGGTTGAAATCTAGGTTCATCCATTCTAACTTGTATAAAGTTCTTTTGTTTCCAACCTGAGTCTGATACATGCAGTGTGTTATCAATAGGATACACAACTTCTGCATTCTCTTTGTAAAGAATTCTGAACAAGAACTCTAGGGATTCTTTTGTACCCTTAGTCTTGTATAAATCTTTAATATGTTTTATAATAAGTTTCTTGTCTGCCTCAATCAAGAAATCAATCGAAGGCATGAAGTCTTTTTGGAAATATGCAAGAAACTCTTCTGTTGTTCTGTCGATATCAGAATAATCTAATAACTTGTTATTTGCAAGTATAGAATTCTGTCTATGTGTTTTTACTTTACCAGTTTGATTACTGGTTCTTCCGAGGACTTGTTCACCCTCTCTAAAATTGTAATCAGTAATCATGTCTAGATACATGACCTTATCATTGATTACTTTTATCTTTGCTAATGCACCCGATGTCTTACCAACAAGATACTCACCGACTTCAAAAGGTTGAGTATTAGATAAGTCGAGATTAGCACCGTCCCATACAGTGAACTTATTGTCCACCATAGGGGTTGGTTTAGCAGTTTCAGTTTCTTGAATGATACTTCCACCACCATCTTCTAACCCTAAGGTTTGAAGTTCACCTTGAGATTCTAGAGTCAGAATGTCCGACTCTAGAAAATCAAAATATGCATCTAAGAAAGCAACAAATTCGGGTGATTCGTCCCTTACGTAATCGGGTAAGAGATTTACTAATCTATCCGATAAATTGTGTACCGTCTTATATGTTTTCATTAATAGTTACCTACTAAGCTACTGTCGCACCGCCAGATTCAGCAATTGAATACCATGCAGAACCATCCCATAAACAAATAACTGACTCACCTTTACCATCTAAGATGATTTGGTTTGAAGATGCTGAGGATGAACCCCAACTAGTTACTGTGATGTTTGCGTCTGCAGCTGCATCGCCTGGGTCTGTTGTCATGATAATAATTTTTAACTGTCCGACATGGTTACCATTATCCAATGTGTATGCAATGTCTGTGTTAGAACCTGAGATATCAATCTTAGTTACTAATGTGTCATTACTACCCAAATTAGTTTGTGCAGTTGTTTCTGTTTCAATTGAATCACAAGCTATAGTACTTGGGATGTTTTGGAACAAAGTTGCCAGTGACATTTTTTTGTTTACTGGTGTACCGCCGGGGTTATCTACGATGTGCAATAGGTCATCCGATTGAACTTCTGTTGAAGCAATTGGTGACAATGCTGTTATTTTTTTATCTGCCATTTTTTTCTCCTAAAAATATAATCCGAGTTAACGGGAAACTACTCGCGGGACTCGCGTCACGTTTTTCATCATTATGAGTATGTTGGGGTTGAACTAAATCCAACTCCAGCACTCGATTCACCACTTGCGATGGTGTCTGCCTCACCTTTAACCGTTGTGTTACTCAACTTGATGTCAATTAATTGACCTCTAGATGAAACGATGTCATTACTGACTGGTGTTATAGTGAAGGCTATGGTAGAATCAGCATTACTTGTATCAGTTATGTTAATTCCATCAATCTTTATTTCTCCAGTACCATAGTTAACAGTTCCTGCCTCAGAGTCTACATAAACTCTGTTTGCACCTGACTGATAGTAACGTCTTAAATTACCTTTACCATCATCATCAAAGAACTGTGTATTTACACTATCTCCTGAAATTTTAAAACCTGTTGTTTGTAATATACCACCACCCATTGAATTGTGTCCATCATGAGGATGATATAATCCATTACCAAAATTAATAGTATAACCTAATGATTTATTCTTGGTAATAATTTGTTCATATTTTAATTTGACTCTTGATATACTTGATAGTATAGATGAGTTTGCAATATCTATTGCATTAGAAAACTTAGAATACCTAAAGATAGAATCAAATCCATTTAGGAAGTTACTATCATAATTTTCTACTGCAGTTTCTACTGCACTTTCCAGTTCACCCAAACTAACTGTTGCTTCTCTTGGATTGTATTTGAAAACAACATCAAGTACGATGTCAATTACTTTTGCATCTACGATGACTGGTCTTACAGTTAACATATTGAGGTCTCTCAATTTTGAAACTACATTTGCCTTCTCAGCTTCTGAGAGGTAATTACTGTTAACTGGTTTTAATGATAAGAATATCTTACCATATTCGGGTGGGTTATTATCTTCACCACCCCATATTGCAATTGCATCTGCATTCGGATAGAACTCTGACACTTTAGATTTGTAGTCATCAAGTGTTACTAATCTGTTCTGTGATGCATATGATTTAGATGCTTTAAATTTAATTGATTCGATAGATTCTTTTTCTGCACCACCGTAAGCAGGTGTAACATTTTGTATTGATGCATCTGAAAACCCATTGATGTTATCTACTAGTGCAAAGTTTAAAGCACCGTTTGCATGTATCACATCTGTTACAAGATATGTGACCTGAATGATATCACCATCGAAAGGTTTTGCACCTAGTGTATCATCTCCAAAATAAAATTCTGTGTAACCATCTTCGTTTTCCTGAGTGAAGTAAACCTTTGCAGTGGTAGTGATGGATGATACATTATCTGCCTTAGTATAGTTTGATGGTTTTCCATCACTGATTAATTTTACACCTAGTGTTATAACATCTGCTCTAAGATTAGACAATACAAACTTTGGATTCTGTTCTGTTGAATCATAAACAAATGTATCAGTTACATACACACCTTGTTTTACATTAATACTAGGGTACGAGAAAGTAGTACCATTCTGAGTAGGGGTTACAGATGCAGTACACACAAACTCGTATGTTGTTCCGTTGTAAACAGTTGAGAATCTTTGTCCTCTAGGTATTGTCATAGCTGCAGACGATGGAATGGTTGAATCTGCATTCCTGACTCCTACCAACTCTATATCAAAAACTGATGTTGCACTTGATACACTTGAAGGTGTGAAACCTAAATCTTTTGCACGTGATACTACATTCTTTCTGATTTGTGCAGAATCTAAAAACATCTCACTAGCTGCAAGGTTAGTATTGAATGCAGAAATATGAGATGAATATGCAAGAAGGTCAATCAGTGTTGCAAGGTTAGAACCTTCGAAGTTATAATCCTTAAATGCATCTTGTCCTTTTAGGAAGTTTTTGAGGTTATCGGATATGTCATCGAAACCTATGTCTGTAACGTTGAGTGTTGAACTTTTTACTTTTGCCATTATCTTACCCTACTTAAAGTAACTGTTAATTGTTGTTTATCTAAATTCGTTTGTCTAATTTTGTAAGATATTTTCACGTCCACTTCTCCTCTACTTGTTACTTCTCCGAAATTTACTTCTACTCCTGTAACTCTTGGTTCAAAATCTAAAATAGTTTTTTTAATATCTTCTGCATACTTGTAATGAAATCTAGGGTTATCTAATTCAAATAACATCTCCCTTATATTACTACCAAATCCTGGCTTGAACGGTCTCTCATAATAGTTAGTCATCATAATATTACGTACAGCTCTCTTGATTGCATCGGTATCATATTTCAATGATATATCACCTGTAATAGGATGTGGTCTGAAAAACAAATCCAAGTCTGCATAGACTTTTTCTGCTACTGTTTTACCACTTGATTTGATTTTTTCATATGCCATAATACTATTTATACACTAAACTTTGATAATTGAAACACTACTTCCTAAAACAGGTGTACTATTGAAAACAACGTTACCTGAACTGGTTGTATATGTTCCTACAAGTGGAAGTCCAACTTGTTCTTCTCCATCTATGAAGACCATTAGGGTACCGTCACCTGATGGTATAGCAAAGGTATCTGTCACTCCGTTTGCAGTAAAACTTGAAACACCCTCATCACTTCCAGCATCATTAAACCTTATGAATCTCTGTACTAATTTTCCATCAACAATGGTATCTGATGATTGACTTTGTGTTTCTGAATCAATCTTTTGTATTCTATCTGAATTATCATTATTAGGTGTAACTTGTTGTACACTTATTACACCACTGATACCAACAATGGTTGGAATTGCTGGTGGGAATCCTATTAGTTTTAAGAAATCACAAAATGTAATTGTTAATAAATCAAATAACTTTCCTAATCCGATTGCACTGAAAAACTTCTTGACAATCTTGACCCAATCAAATAACAATTTCTTCTGCCAGTTCTGACAAAATTCTTGAAATGCAATTTTGATTTCCATAATCTTTTGTTCTAATGACTGTACAGTTGTTTTTATCTTACCACCGATGATTGATAGTATGTCAAATCCAAACACCGATAAATTGTTTAACACTTCATCAATCTTTTCACTAATTTTTTTTAGTTCTTCCCTGATAGCTTTCTTTGCCTCTTCAGCAAGATTGAGGTCTTGAAGTTTTTTGAGTAACTCTTTTCTTCTTTCCATGAATGATTGAATTGCATTATCAATCAATGCACCGATATCAGGCATTGTGAATAATTTCACCAGTGAAGGTAATCCTAATGCATCCCATATCTTATCAAATTTATCAATCAATTTACCGAAGACACCATGTAGTCCATTAGTTAGAAATCCCTGTATCTCTGTTTTAATATATTGCCAAGTTACCTTTGCTTTCCACTCATCACACAATACACCAAACTCAGCTCTCCACGACCTAAACTTTTCGGGTATTGCAGAAAAGAACTTATCAATGTTTGCAAGTATCTGAGCTCTTATCTCTGATTGATATGTGGGGTCAAAAATTCTAACGATATCTATTGCAAGACCAGCAAACTTAAATACTAATTCTATTGGTATTAACTTTGATATAATTTCTGCAATCTTTCTTGGTATGTAAATATGAAACTCCTGAATCAGTTCAGTGATTGCATCATTAATTTCTTTCTGCCAATCCCTGACCTTGAGTTTCTCCCAATATGGACTCAGAAGTTTTTGTAACTTGTCAATAAAATCTTCTATAGTCTTTATAAGTTCCTTTATCTCATTACGTAAGTCTTCTGTAAGTTCATCTGCCATAGTAACAAGTGCAACTCTGAGTTGACTTGGTATCTGTGCAATCTGATTAAGTGCATTGACTAAGTCTTCCTTAGTTGGTAAAGAAAATATCGTATCGGGTGAACATCCAAAAGATGTTGGAACTTGTACTGTAAATGCCATTATGAGTTAAGTTTAATTTCGTTTGCGTAAAGACCGATAGTGGGTGCAGTGACTGTTAAGTCTTTGATAGATGTGATATCTGTTTCACCTGTCACATCAATTTGTGCATCACCACCCACGTCTAATTTTGCATCACCTAAAATCTTGACATTTACTTTACCACCGATGTACACCTCATCATCTTTACAGACAACTGTGTATCTGTCATTGACAATCCTAGTTACCTCAGAACCATCATGATGAATCTCATGGAATGTTCCTGACCTGTGTTGAACTGCAATTCTTTCATGTTCAAGTGTATCATCTACTTCTAGTAAATGACCTGATTCTGTGAATGTTGTTTTATTGTAAGGATACTTAGGTTCTCTTTTTACACCAATATCTTTGTCTTTAAAATTGTCTAGAGGTATCTCTCTATCTTTGTAGTTTGGTTTTTCACCTGTATGGTATTTACCTAAATCACTCTCACCTCTTTCTAGTGGATAATATGGTAAATCAGATTTACTTACTTTATCATAGTCTACTTCTGACCCCTCACCTTCGTAATCTATTTTAACTTTCTTTGGTAACTTAGGTGACTCTTCGATTGATACGTCTAGTCCAAATCCTCTTTGTGATGAGTGTTTAGGATTCTCACCATCGGGTGTATTTTTGTATTCTCCCTTCGACAAAAGTCTTGGGTCATTGAATCCTTCAGATGTTTTAGGTCTGTATTTTTGGTTATCATCTTCTCTAGAATGTTCGGGTGAGATACCAGCAACCACACCTGTTATGACTGGGTCTTGCATAGATTTATCTCTAAAGAAACCTACAACGTTTGTACCCTCAGTCAAACCATGTTGTGTACCAAAACCTGAATGACCTGTAGATGTAGTTGGAAGAATTACTTGACACCATGGTAAGTCGGGTGTTGATATCATTTGTTTGTCATGAGTGTGATACCCATGAATACGAACACGAACCCTTCCTATCTTTAGAGGGTCATGTCTATCTTCAACTACTCCATAAAAATTTATCATGCTCTCCTACCTCTCGTTGGTGTATCATCTACTTTCACCTGTTCTATAGGTTTTGCAAATGATTCCTTCACACACTCTAATATTAACTTACTAAAATCTTTGTTTCCTATCTCTAGTGTCATATCAGTAATCAAATATCTATCATCTGTTTTTTCATCTCTAGGCATCATACCATCGTCATGTGCAACCTCAGCTGCTGGAATGTCTAATTCTACAACTGTACCCACAGATATATCTGACCTTGCAGATACTTCTACTATAACAGTGTTTTGTTGTAGTTGTTCCAACATTGCTCGTCTTTGTAAACAATTATTTTCATTGTTGTCTGCATTATATGATACGAACACTTCCTTATCATCTACCTTTTTTCTATTGTCATATGCATGAGGCATTAAGTAATCATACTTAACTACTGAATTGTGTGATTCATTCAGACCATCTTCTTCTCCAAGTGAAACAACTTCGGGTGACACATCTTGGTCTTGTAACATTTTACCTTTTAATATTTTCTCAGGCCCTGACTTAATCATGTGATAACCCGATACGTGGTCTCTTCTTGTTTCACTAAAGTGTTTATCGATATCAAATACACTACTCTTTACAATCTTAGATACAGGATTTAATGTTTTTAGTGTTGATGCAAAACCACCATTTTGTAACCCTCTTAAAGTATTGAAATGTGAGGGTCGGTGATACTTGATTATTTGAGTATTTAAACCTACCTGTTGTTCTTCTCTAGATAACTCTCTACTATCAATCGAAGACCTATCTCTGTATGTAAATTTGACAGGTGCATTCAACTTTATCATTTCATGTAAGGGCATGAATCTTATCCCACCCGTGAGTGTAGAGAATAAAAAGAATGAATTTTTATATGCAACTCGTTTGTCTGAGATATCTGCATTATCTTTACAAAACTCTAATACACTATTGACATTCCAATTAGGACTAATAAACTGAACATTCTTTGGTTCTGAATCAACAAACAAATCTAACTCATCTTGTTTTGCATCTAATTCATCCACCATAAGATTTGCAAGAATACTTGTCATGGAACCTCTATACACTTTGGATACTCGTTTCTTCAATCCTCTCATCAACATAGGGTCACATATGTGTAATGTATAACTTGTACTTGCAAGGTCAACTCTTTGTTCTTTGACAGCTTTGAACACTCTAAAGTTTTTTGTAATCTTACTATCTTTCGATACTTCTTCATTACCTTCAAATTGTGCAATTTCTAAAGTGATGTATTCCTGACCTGTCATTCTAAAACTTCTGAGTAAGTTTAGTGAATCCATAATTTGTATCTGTCCCGATACAAACTTGGAATGGATACTTTCTTGAAGATACAGTGTTGTAAACACTTCTGATAAATCAACCGAGTCCCCAAACTGATTTACTAAAATTACCCCACCTATAGAAATAGTTTTGGGTTGTATATTTTGATTACCTGACATTATTAGATTAGTCTTTCAAACTCATCAATCACTCTACCCATTAGAGATGGGTTGATAACTTTGATAGACCTTTTTTCCTCGTTTTCATTTAACTCTTTCTCATAAAAAGTTACAGATGTATAACCTGATGTAGGAACATTGGTTCTTAAACCATTATCATTTTCATAATAACACACACCGTCTCTTGCATCTTGTACACTAGACATGGTGAAAGATTTGGAACTGACTGCACCTGTTATTGTTTCAGATGCATTGAATTTTGAATCAGTATCTACTAAGATTCTATTATATGTAGGGTCTACTTTAAGAACAGTTCCACTCTTTGACCCAACTGTAACCTTTTCACCCAATACAAACTTTTCTGATTTAGGTGGATTACTTGTAAAATTATATGATACAACATCTGAAGAAGATGATGCAACCAACCATTTACCTTTATATACTTTATCTAAATGTTTTTCAAACTCTTGTGTGTCTTTAAACCAATCATCAAAGTTATCAAAGTCGTTGACAAGGTAAAACGTCCAATATAGGTCTGAATTTTTATATAACTTAGATGCAACTACATCGGGTCTTTCACCTTCTTTGATATTGTATTTTTCGTATGAGATAACGTTGTTGAAATTTTTCTGAGATATACCTACTTTCTTAAATATATCTTTAACATACACTGTTACACCTGAATCAAAAGTGTAAACTAATTCGGGGAAGTTATCGAAATAATTACTCATTATCCTGCTCCGTTGTTACTATCTCTAACTGGTTTTGTATCAGATTCTGCAAGAGCTCTCATACTTGGTGATGCAACTTTCTTATGATAATTACCCTGAGTGATAATCTTTGTTTCTGAAAATTGTAAGTTAAGTGTGGTTTTGACTGGTGTGCCTTGATTGAATATTGCAAACTTTTGCCCACCACCATAGTTTACTGTCACTCCAGTAAGTACAGATTCTTCAAATCCTTCTAATACTTTTTCAGACATACCATTAACTGTTATATCCCAAGTGTTTGGAGTGTTAAAGACTGAAGACCTTGGTGCAGTACCAAAGTTAGGTAACATACCCATCTTAAACCAGTATATAATTCTGTTTACTTCTCTTGCCTCAGATTCTGATTCGGGATAGAATTCAAAATCAAATGTGTGGTTTCTAAATTGTACAGTATCAAAAAGTTTTTCCTCTAATGGATTGAGTGCAATCCCTAGTTTTTTGTTTTGCACTTTACCCAAATCAGTAGATTCTAATAAACTTTTATACATACCATAAAACATGTCTGTATTTCCATCAGCATATTTTGCAGCTAATCCACTTAACTTTTCCTGTTTGTAAGAAACCGTCTGAGAGTTTTGAAAGTTATCGGGTAAATACAATGCAATATCAATATCAAAATTGTCCATTGTTGGATAATCTAAATCTTGTACTTCAGATGTAGCATCTCCTGCTAATGTACCCCTACTCTTATGATTAGAATTGAACCTCAAGAAGGATGGTGTCTCAAATGAATTCTCTAAAGGGTATGTTAAAAATAATGTTCTACCCTTTGGTGGGTTTTTAACACGTGCCATGATAGGCCCATACTTTGCAGAGGCTTCAGCAGCTACTTTCTTCCTTCTTGCATCCAATTTCTTGGTTGTATTTGCAGCTTGCAGTTGGATTGCATCAATATTTACCTCACCCCGATTTTCTGTTTGTGCAGCTGGGTCTCTAGATAAGTCTTTATCCTCAAATAAAGAACCTATACCTTTGATAGTATCAATGATGTCTTCTGCCTGATTGACTTTCTTGATTATTTTGTCTATTACGTTTGCCATATATAAATACCTTAACTATACATCTATTTATGTCATACAGTGGAAGGTTCAAACCAAAGAACTATAAAAAATATAAAGGTGACCCAACGAAGATAATCTATCGTTCTTTATGGGAAAGACGATTCATGGTCTACTTGGATAACAATGATAAAATTATAGAATGGAACTCTGAAGAGGTTATCATACCATACCGTTCGCCTGTAGATAAGAGAGTCCACAGATACTTTCCTGACTTCTATATCAAATATCAAAATGCAAAAGGTCAAATCATACGTGAGATTATAGAAGTCAAACCTAAAGGTCAACTATCACCCCCCAAAAAACCTAAACGTAGAACTAAACGATATCTTACAGAAATCAAAACCTATGCAGTGAACCAAGCAAAATTTAAAGCTGCAGAAGAGTGGTGTAAAGACAGGAAATTTAATTTTAGAATTCTTACAGAAGATGAGTTAGTAAAGTCATAAATAGTATTATGGCAATAAACTTAGTAGCAAGATATTTAGCACTTAAACCTGTAGAGATTGAAGAACATACTAGAGAAAGTATAGAATGGTTCAAGGATAATCTTAGACAAATTCGTTTGACTGAGACAGGTAGAAAAAACTTACTTACTGAAGGTAGAAAAGTTGCAAACATGGAAGAAGGAAAGATTCATATGTTTTTCTACGATGCAAAACATAAAGAAAAACTTCCCTACTACGATAGATTTCCATTAATTATAACTTTAGATAGAAAACCTACTCACTTTACAGGATTGAATCTACACTATCTTCCACCAAGAATGAGAGTAGAGTTTATAAACAGAATAGATGAGTTTATGTCTGATAGAAATATGGACGAGAACACTAAGTTTAGATTAAAATACGATTTGTTAGAGGGTATAAGACGACTAAGATTCTTCAAACCCTGTTTTAAACAATACTTGTACAGTCAAGTGCAAAGTAAGATAGTAGAGGTACCCGTGGATAAGTGGGAACTTATTACCATGTTACCATCACAGATGTTTACAGTAAATGCAAACACTGTTTATTCAGATAGTAGAAAAACAATAGAGGCAATGTAATGGCAAAAGTAGAAATGGGAGGCCCTAACAAGATTAAATCTGCAATGCAGTATGGTGTTGCAAAACCTAATCTGTTTGTGGTTAACTTATTTGGCCCTAAAATAAATGGATTAGAAACTTCATTCGGTATCGAAGGTATTCGGTGTGTAACTGCAGAGATACCAGCAACAACGATTACCACATCTGAACACTCAACATATGGAGTGTTAAGAAAATATCCTAGTGGTGTAGATAACAATGGTGGTCAAACCACACTATCTTTCATGGTAGATAATTCATGGGAAGATATATCACTTATACAATTATGGCAAGAACTAGTTTACAGTCCTCTTACAGGAGACACGGAAAAGGCACCAATCTTTAATTTTAAAAAAGATTACATCGGTAAGATAGAAGTAATGACTTTTACTAGAAATGGACAAATAACTTACAAGACTGAGTTAGAAGAGTGTTTCCCAGTATCTATACAAACAGTTGCATTAGACCAAACTAATGTCGATACACCTCTACTAGTAACTGTAGATTTCTCATTCACTTATCAGAAAAAGACACCAATGAATATTACAGTAAGAGATAGTAAGTATGAAGAAATATACAACGAGATGGTGTCAAAACAAAGAACAAGAGACGATATTATTAATGCAAGAAGATTAACAGAACCTTCTGCATTAGACAGATTTAAAGAATTGTTGAGTGGTGCATCATCGTTTAGTGATAGAGCTGCAGACATTCTTGGAAGAGTTAACAGAATCGAAGGACAAGTTAACCGTGGAACATCAACAATCGACAGGATTAATAACCTGTTGGGTGGTGATTAATATTATATAATAGGAGAACTATATTATGGGATTACCCGTTTTAGATACACCAAGGTATCAATGTGAACTACCAAGTACAGGAGAAACAGTAGAGTTTCGACCTTTCTTGGTCAAAGAACAGAAACTTCTTTTAATGATGAAAGAAGGAGAGACCGAGATTGCAATCTTGGAAACTGTAAGACAACTCTTGGAATCGGTTGTCTATACAAAACTTGATATTAGAAGACTACCAAGTTTTGATATTGAATATTTGTTTATTCAAGTAAGAGCAAAATCAGTTGGTGAAACTATTCAACTGAGGTTCTACTGTCAAAATGAGGAATGTGAAAATGGTTCTGCTGACGTTAACATAGACTTAAGTGAAATTGTTGTTAGTAGAGAAAACGAAAAGTCGAATGATATCAAAGTAAGTGAAGGTGTTGGAATTACATTTACGTATCCTAACATTGAAGTACTACAAAAAGTAAGTGGAATACCTGATACACAAGAACAGGTATTTCAAATGATTAGATTATGTGGTGACACAATCTATGATGAAGACAATGTATACGATTTATCTGATGTAGAAGAAGATGAAATGAAAACATTTTATGAGAGTTTAACCATAGAGAACTCAAATGATATACAATCATTCTTTATGGGTATGCCTTTCGTTTCACACAAAGTAGAATATGAGTGTTCTACGTGTAAGACAAAAGGTGAAAGAGAATTGAAGGGTCTATCTAATTTTTTTTAGTGGCTCTTTCTCATGACAGTATAAACACATACTATCAAACAAACTTTCAATTAATGCAACATCATAAGTATTCATTATCAGAATTGGAAAATATGTTACCATGGGAAAGAGATATCTATACGAGTCTCTTAGTACAACATCTTAAAGACGAAAACGAAAAGATGAAGCAAAGACAAAACAGGAGATAAAAATGGCAGACGATACAGTCAAACAAGGAAGTGGAGAAGTCAAGGTAAACCTTGAGAAGTATACTGAACTTGTATTAAAGGTGGATGAAGCACAAGACAAAATTAGAGAAATGGAAAAGATGTCCAAGGAACTCAAGATTGCAACTGCAGCTGCAAAACCAGTCGAGAGATTTTCATTTGGTGCATTGTTCCGTGATGAGAATGATATCAATGAGAAATCTATCATTGGTTTTACATCATTTGGAATCATGGTAGTGTTTGGATTATGTGACCTAATCACTGCATTTTGGGGTATGGACTTACTCATCTCTGACACTATCTACACTTCCTTTGTAGTTATTACATTGGGTGCATTTGGAATATCAGAAGCAGGAAAAGCATTCGGGAAATAAATCATGCCATCAGCAGAAGACCTAATCAAAAAAGTAATCAGTAACAACACTGTTAATGTTCAGATAATGACACCTGAACTCGATAAAAAACTCGAGGATATGGAAGAACGTCAAAAAGAACAACATGATGAGAGTATAGACACCCAAAAGAAAACTAAAGATGAGTTTGCAAAGATATCAAACCAAGGGTCTTCTAACTTCAAAGAAGGTGGTGAAATGATTAACAAAGGTCTCAAGGGTCTTACTGGTGTTGACATTGGTGGTAAGTTTAGTGACCTCAAAGATAAAGTAGGTGACCTTGGTAACATCTTCAAAGGGTTTGGTAAATTATTAAAATTTCAAGGTATTGCAGAAGGAACTGGAGCTTTTGCAGAATTTAAAGCAGTTGACATAGCTAAACAAGAACTTAGTGTAACTGAACAATTAAAAAAGTCTATTGATAAACAAAATAGACTTGGTGAGAAAGAAAGAAAGTCTGAAGTTGCATCAAGGATACAGAAAGAACAACCCATCAATGTTGAAAAAATAAAAGAAGATTTATCGATAGTCACTAGTGCTACTAGTGAAGAACTTGATGCAATCTTAACGAAGGACTTGGGTGGTGCAATTAAGAATTTTGCAGAAGGTAAAGCACTCTCTTTTGATGATGAGGGTAATCTTTCTCAAGATAAACAACAGAGAAAAGCAATTAAAGATGAGGCATATGCAAATTTAAAAGAGTCTCTTGGTATCACAGAAGATATGGCAGAGATGCTTGAAACCTCAGGTTTTGAGGACACCTTGAAAGACTTTTTAGAAAACTCAAGTAGACTTGCATATGAACTAAGGTCTGTAGATTTGAATCCTGATGGACAATTAGTAGAAGATGCATTGAATCCGAACTTTGGTGGTTTTAGATTAATGGATGGGGGTGAGTTTGCAGAAAACCCTAAGGGTATTCTAGAAGGATTAAATGACAAAGCTGGAGAAGAATTAAATGATGAAAAAAAACAATTTAAAGACCTCTCAGATGAATCAAAGAAAACATTGTTACAAACTTTTGGTATTACAGATGACTTCATAGATTCTTATGGTGATGCTCAGAAAGCTGTTGATGCAATATCAAGTAATACTGTAGAAAGTGTTGAAGTGTTAAGAAATACTTTTTCTAGGAGTTTCGATACTCCAGTGCAACAAGAAAACTTACAACAAGAACTGCAACAACAACAAAATTTCAAGTCTGAGAATGTAGACGATGAACAAACTCAGACAATGATGGATTTCCTTTCGAATCTTCCTCCTATCCTTGCAGTTCTACAAGACCAACTTGATATGGATGAAGACCAAAAAGATAAATTATTTGGTGGTCAAAAGAAAACAGGTAGTATAGTTGATAAAGATGGTAATCCTATATCATCAGAAGATTTTAAATCTCCTATGGGTGGTTTTCAAGATGCACTTAAAGATGGTGGACGTAGTTTATTTGATTCAGTTGTACAGGGTGCTGGTTTTGGTGCTGGTAGTCAAGCTATTCAAAAAAAGATAGGTAAGTCGGGTGACTTTGGTGGTCAAAAACCCTCAAATATTCCACCAAAACAACCAAAAGGAACCACTACACCTAAGGGTACTGCAGTAAGAGCTGGTGGTGGTCTCTTAACAGGTTTACGTACTGCAGTAACGGGATTTCTTGGTGGTGCTGGTGGTATTGCAACTCTAGTAGGTCTTGTAGTCGCAGGGGCGGGTATCCTTGGAATAGAGAAACGTGACAGTAACATTGCTAATACAGATGAAGACAAAGGTGAAGGTGATACTGATTATGCAAAAAGAAAGAAAGAAGAATTAGACCTAAAGAGAACTGAGTTACAAGGTGATGAAACCAACTTCCTCGGTATGCAAAAAATCACTGCAAAGAGTATCATCGATGATAACACCTACGAGGGTGGTCAAGGTTTTTTTGATACTGTAGGTAATCTCTTACAGGGGTCATCAGAAATATACTTTGACAAACTTAATCAAGATGATGCACTTCTACGTTTAGACCAGTTAATGGCTGCAGATGATTTGATTGGTGATGATTTATCAAAAGAAGATAGAAAACAATTAGACCAAGAACTCAGAGATGCACAAACAGCTGCACAGAAACAATTAGAAGACATGCAATCAGAGACAGGTGAAAGAGTTACACTTGAAGAGTTAGGTAAGTATTACGACTTTGAAGTGTTAGGTGAGAACATGTTGAAGAACATACAACCTCCAGCTATGGTAACAACTGATAATAGTGTTATCAATAATAGTACTACGATTACTAGTGCAAATCCAAGACAATACGATAATGATATAGATAGAGCTCAAGGAGCTGCATACACTTAATCTATCTTATCGTAGTACTTTGTTTTTCTAGGTATGATTTTGGTTTTGTCCGAATGGACTTTTGATGAGGCACCTTTTGGTGTTACTTTTCTGACTTTTATTTCGGGTTCTTTCTTACCAAAGATTTTCTCCCAATTATCTGCATAAGATTGTTCGTCTGAGTTCCGTCTCTTGGAACCTTTTCCACCGTGCCATTGTTTAGACATTACTTTCTTCTGTATGTATTCTTTGCTTGTAGTTTGTTTAGTTTCTTTCTACGTTTCAACTGATTGTTAATGATGTTTCTTTCTTCATTAGGTTTAATGTAGTATCTTCTATCACGAACTTCTTTCACAGTTCCATCTCGTTCAGCTTTCTTCTTGAACTTACGGAATATCATATCAAAGGTTTCAGGTCTACGTTCTTGTTTCTTATTGAAATCTTTTCTGAAATCTCTTTTTGTATTTTTCATATATTAGTTTCTATTAAAATGTATAGTCGCCCCGTCTTTTACAGCATTCCCGCTCTATACCAACAAACTCCGCGTAATTTTAGTAACCCAACAATACTAATGTTACCAGTTTGTTTTTCCCTTACTATGTGACCCCAAGACAATCGCATCCACGTCGCAACCTCGTCCATAGTTCGTTGATACCTTCACATGTTTCATCATATACTTAGAAGTATCAACCCCTCAAAACTCGATTAGGAGTCTGCAGCGAGTTTCTTAAAGTAACTCATTGCATCATCTTCATCTACTGAAGTGTCTGCAGTAGGGATAGCAGGTTCTTCAGTGACATTGTTATTGACACCTTCCCATGGTGCTGTTACTGTATCTTCTGAGATTGTCTCTGCAGTTGATGTTGCAACATTACCAGTAAGTCCTAGTGTTCTATCGAGTCTTTCTTTCAACTCTTCATAAGATTTGAAGTTTTCAGGTGCTACAATTTCTTGTAAAGGGAACACAGACTCGTAGATACTATTTAGTTCATTCTCATCTGTTGATAATGCAGAAAGTGAATCAAATTCTGATTTATCATAGTTCCAATAACCGTCAACTTTTCTTATTTTGATTTTGAAGTTTGCACCTTCATCTCTCAAGTCGAAAGGATTGATTGCTTTTTCATCTTCGAATGCTGGAGAAATTGCTTCTTTCAACATCTCAAAGATTTTTTTGCCATATCTGTATTTGAACACTTTACCTTCGTTGTGTGGATTTTTTGGGTCTGAAATAACATGGATATTGGACACATAGTGTAAACGTCTTTTTTGTTTACGTGCAATTTCTTTGTTTGCTTCAATCCCAGTGTTCCATAACTGAGTGTTGTATTCAGACACAGGGTCTTGTTTACCAATGGTGGTTAATGATTTCTCAATATACCATCCACCTGGCCCTTGGAACCCATGGTCAAAGTAAGATACCCATGGCATCTCTTCACCATCGGGTGTAGGAAGAAACCTAATTACTGCATAACCATTTCCACTCTTGTCGAGTTCAGGTTTCCAGTAGTTTTCGGTTTCGTTTTTAAGATTATCACTTTTAGGTGATGTAGATGCAGCGTTCATTGCTGCTCTTAATTTATCTAGACTATCGTTTGGCATTGTATTCTCCTATTTTATTAACAATTGTATTAGTCATTTTATCATAACGGTCATAGTCGGGGGTTCCTTTAGTCCACTTCAAAAGATGTGGTAAGTAACCCTCTCCTAATATCCATCTCTCACTACTTTCATAATAAGAGAGTTTAGTATAATCGATTTCTTCCATTTCGTCAATAGACTTTTTGAAATAAATCTTCTTATCTTTATATTCCTCACATAGTGCAAGGAACTGAGCTCTCTGAATGTCTTTGACACCCATCCACTCCTCATATTTAGGTTTGTAATTTACTGAACCTTCATATACATTTGACACATCATCGGTAAACAATGCATCGAAACCTGTTAGTGTTATCTCATCATGACCATTCTGAAATGCATATGCAATTGCAGAAGGCCCCGACATTAAGTTCTTCATTATGTCGTTATTGTAGATAACAATGTTGTCTACGTGTTTAGAGTTGACACCTAGAAAAGACACATACTTGTCTATCTCTAAGTCACCCTGTATGACTAGTAAATCATCATCGTCATGTATCTCTTCAATGACTTCTTGTCCTTCATGTCCTAGTCGTAACATGTCGACATGTTGCATGGGTATGAAACTCATATCACCTACAACGAACTTGTTCTCTTTATAGTATCCATTATGAACTATCTCTCTATGCATAGTTATGTCGATACTGAATAGTAGGTCGGGTGTATAACCATCTCTATAGATTGCATTACATCCCCACCAATTGGATTCGGGGATGATTCTACTCTTACCGTTTCCTACTATTGTGAGCATAATTCTAAAAGTTTTTGTTTCATAGTGTTGATGTTGTATGACATGAATGTTTTATATTTTTGTATCCTTCTATGTACATCGGGATACACTATGTTTTCGTTTATTAGTTTTAACCAGTCATCACTGTAGTGTGTAACATCATCCAGTATACACATTGTCTCAATAGAAACATCACCTGCTAAGTAAGACCTTAGTAACCTAGGGTGTTGTCCATCAACTACTTTAAGTTGTGTTTGGATTTTAAACTTAAGTAGAAGGTCTGATATTTCTTGTTCAAATAAGTACGACAACTTTTGATTACGTTTCTTCCAGTCCTTATAAACTTTGATTGATGTTTCGTCATTAACCAAGTCGACTGCATACGAATCTTTAAGACAAAGATTTGCAACATAAAAGTCCTGTAAGTTTTGCCCATATAGTTTGAACAGTTTTCCAAAATGATACTTATCTTTTCTTTTAAGAAATGCATTGATGTCTCCTCTTACTTTACCATTATACTTTACAAAGTCGTAGTCTGAATAGAAGTGTAACTTTATTCCAAGATAAAGTTGATATGCATCATATCCTTCACGACTTGTCATCTAGGATATAATCTTAGATTTTGGTACTTGAATTTGTCCTGTTGATTCTTTGAAAGCGTCTGCAACTTTTTCATTAGTTGGGGTCATAAACACTATCGAAGAAAATACTACATCGTTAGGATTCTCTTCTCCTGTTACTGCAATACCTTTTGCAAATCCCATCTGACCTGTTTCGGGATTCGATAGAATCATACGTGGGTCTGTAATTTGCACAGAACCATCTTCGTTCAATGCATTTAACTTACCTACATACTCTCCACTTGTTGTCACTATTGTGACGATGTCACCTTTATCCATAATATACTCCTATACTGGAAGAACACCTTGACTGGATGTTCCTCGATTAATTAATCTAAGTTTGTTTGCTTCTGCCTCTAACCGTTCTTTTAGTGTCGGGGTTAAAAGTCTCTTTGCACTTTCGGGTTCAATGTTATTGGTTTCACATACTTTAATAATTGCACCCATCACATCTTTACTTGCATCTCTACTCCTACCTAGGATTTCTTCGACCTCATTTGAGAATTCTTTTTTTGTTATCATACTATACTCCGTATAAAGATTCATATCTCCCACGTAACTTAACTAAGTCGTTAATGTATCCGTAAGGTTCTGTCATAAACATTTGTGAATACCCACCTTCGATTGCAACGATAGTCACAAGATTAGTTGGTTGTTCACCCGTCAATTCGTTTACCATACATGCATAAGCTGTCTCTTGCATAAAGTATGATTTGATGTATTTCTCATCTTTGTGTTTTGCACTTGTCTTGAAGTCAATGATACATAGTTCATCTTGGAACACACCGATACAGTCTACACGACCTGCCATACGTAACTCATCAGACCATAGAGGTGCTTCAAGTGCAATAGGTTGAATCTCATCCAACACTGGTTGCACTGCATTAAACATTTCTAGTTGTAAGGGATTTTCGATACCGATATCATCTGTCTCTGCACGTAAGTAATTTTCAAAGATATTATGCATCTTAGTACCACGTCTCGATGCACCTGCTGTAATCCTGTTTGCTTTCTCTTCACCAATACGTTGTCTCCACAACTTAATGTGTTCTCTTGTTTCTAATCCGATTACAGTAGTAACACTTGGGTACTTGTTACCATCGGGTGTATTATACATTCTTTGACCACCATCGGTTTGTTCCGAATAAACATTTTCGATATGTTCTAGGTCATGTATGTCGTAATAATATCTCATTGGTTCTATCATTTTACTTCTTCCTCGACTGTAAGTCAATATGTTTTTGAATAATTTCCTTACTCTTTATTTCTTTTGCACTACGTTTACGATACTGGTCTAGGTTAGAACCTTTGTTTGCATCTGCAACTTTACTTAACACTTCTTTGAAACCATCGTCTGCTTTTACTCTGTCACCATGACCACCTACGATGGAAGGTGTTCCAAGTATTACTTGTTTAAGGTGTGGGTTGTCTAACTTGAACTGGTCAAGTTTAGTATATGACATTGAATGTTCTTCAATCTCACTTGTTTCATTATTTAAAAAATCGTATAGGGGCATCACTTGCTCATAAAATTAGGTATTGGTCTATCAGTCCACTTTGCAAAATCTTTCTTGTAGACCTGATAGTATTTATGGTATGCATCAATAGACTTATCAGTCTTAACATCATCGGGCATACACTGTGGAGGTTCTCTCCAACTACCCAATTCAATATTCATGGGTAGTTGGTCGAGTAACACTCTAAGTTTTCTATCTGTTTCATGTACTCTACCATAACGGTAAGTATACTCATCACATAGTGCAATAAACATATCGTACATGTATTGATACTGGATTGCATTTTCACGAACCCATATTGCACTTGGGTGTTTGATGTGTGAAGCTTTGTATAATACACTCTGCATTTTTCTGTCTTGCAAACGATAACGTTTAATGTTTCTACCATTTGCAGTCTTGTCTAGGTACTCCTCACCGTCTAGTATACGATGTGCAGTCGATAACATTTGTGCATACTCGATAACCATCTTGACTACATGTTTGTCACAGTGTAAGTGTGATGAGACTACAGGGTCTTCGTTCAGATAAAATATATTCATAATTATTTAAATACCTTGAATGTACCGTCATTCGAAGTTCTATCAAAGATGTTTAGTTTATCTAAGTTGTGAAGTTTCTCGATTGCTGGTATCATACCATACATCTTAACTTTACCTCTCTTCAACTTTCCACCTTCGTTGAAACATGAACGTACATTCTCAATTGATTCCTTAACATCGATGTGACATTTTAGTGTTCTTTTATTATACTGTTCTTCGGGGTCTGATGTCAATACCCCTGCGTGAAAAACCATCCTTACTTCAACATCATTGTCGACTGCTATCTTACAAGATGCAAGTAAGTGTTTGTGTGCAAGGTCATAAGATGTAGGGAAGTAGATAATCTTTGTATCATCTGTTATGTCTATACCTTTTTCATATACAGGGACATAGTTGTTTTCCTTACACCATCCTTTTGCTTGGTTGTTATCAAAAGGTATTGCTCTCAATCCTTCATAACTTTCTGATTGCATCATTACTGATAGTGCAACCAGTGTTGCATCTCTATTACTGAATGGTCGTCTCTCACACATCTCATCTATCCTACTCATTACAGTGTCGAATGCTTGTCTCTCATTCTTACCTTTGAATGATATCCATCCATTCTTGACTGCTCTAAGACACTCAGTCTTGATATCTTGAGTCTTGATTGGAGTGTAAGTTCTTTTCTTATCTTGTGACAACTGACCTGCTACTGATAAGTTATCTTTGATTCTAGAATCGGATGCACCTACCTTAGGTACAAACACGTATGCCATGATGTCATCAATAAACTTTTTATCGAAGACTCTATCTCTACCGTGACCTGTAATGTATTCATAATACTCTACACTAGGGTCGGGTTGAAACACACATGAAAGTGGTTCTAGTAAGTCGAACCCATCATCGAAACTAGAGTAGAGGTCATTCTCTTCTTGTTTAGTGTGAGCTCCACCTGCTCTTGATTCCTGTCCAAAGGTATCATCACCTAATTGGTTATTGACAATACTTCTAGATAGAATACGTGGTGAGTTACCCGATAGTTCGATAGAATCGAATTCCTTAGAAAGGATTGGGTATCTTGTTTTTTGAAAATGTTCAACGTGAAGTTTTAAGTGTTCTTCAGTGAACGGGTTTGATTTGTCCAAGGGGACGATTAAGTCAATCATAAATTCTCCTGTTTTTGGTGAGGACGGTGTTTGCCTTCCTCTGATTTACTATAATATATTTAGTATAATATAAAACTCTAAGATTGTCTAGAGGTTTTTTATATTTTCTAAAACTTTTTCTACTTCTTTCCATGAGAGGTGTCCAATAACATCATGTGTTATAACGGTTGAGAAATCCAACTCACCTTCGTTGAGAACTGCAAGTTCCCATAATCCATTCTTACCACCATAACTGAAATCGTGTTTTACTACACTTGCACCATAACCATTTGGAAATGCATACTTATGTTGAACACCATTATTAATATAGTCCGTATCTGAAAGGAACTCTCTAAATTTTTCTACTGTATCATACATCATTTATAAAATATGTGGTTGTTAATAATTACAGTCTCATTCAATGAGTCTGCCCAATATGGATATACCGTATCTGCATGATAGTGTGTTGCACCTTCAGTGAAGTCTGCAAAGTCTCCATTTAAAACTCTTGATGCAGTTGCAAGTGAAAACATCCACGTTGCACTATCAACAGGGTCGTCTGATTTACCATCACAGAACCAACTGAACTGACACTTATGTCTAACTGGTGTAAGATTACCTTTCCAGTTTTCCTTCCATAGTGCCTGATAGATAACATCACACACATTGTCGGGATAAGAGTTATGTTCAACCCTGTTTAATACAACAAGTGAAACTGCAACCTTACCTGCTACAGGTTGGTTACCAGCTTCAAAGTATATGTTCTTTGCCATGCAAAAAACTTCTCCGTTAGCATCATATGCCTTTACCGTTTGTGGAAACAGTAATAGTGACATGAGCATTGCACCAAACATCATACCAGTTAAGAATGACTTAAACATATTCTTACCATTGTATTTCATTTGACTGTCAATAGCATCACCCCACTTACTTTTCAACATCATCTCCATCTTTTCGTTTTTCCCATGGAAAGGGTTTGTTGATATGTAAACCTGCGAAGGTTAATGATATCATAATCACACATAATAAAAACCCACCAATTGCACTAATCTGTACTACTTCCTGTTCCATATTAATACCCACTCGTTGTATGTGCATACTCATCGGGACAATCTTCTTCTCCACAGACACATGAGTTTTTCTCTAAGTCAAGTTCACCTTGATTAGGATTCATGTCCTGTGCATTAGTTGTTCCATAAGTTGCAAGATTAAAAACGTCATCTGCTGATAACTTACCGTCTGTACATTGTGCAATTAATTTTGCACTTTCATAATTAAGCGACATATCTTTCTCCATTGTAATTATATCCATTTTTGTTATAACTGTCTAGAATCAAGTCAACTACATCAGTTGCCCATATTGATTTACCACCAACGTGCCAATCATATTCTTCTAAAGGAACTCTTCCATCCTTCCAATTATAAATTGTGACTGTTTCATATTCCCAGTCGTCTTTGTCGATTCCATCGATGGTGTCTGCATCGTAATACTTTGCATCGATGACCCACTCACAATTGACCTTATCATTTGGGTCTGCACTTGTGAATGTAGGTGGGCCAAGAACCTCAATCAACCTATCATAGGTTGTTGTTTTGTATCCCTGTAGGGAAGTTCCACCCGATGTCATATCGGGAGAACACACTTCGTAATCTTTAATAATCATTATGCAACCTCCAACTGAGATTCTGCAATCTCTGAAATAAGTTGGTCTGCATGACCGTTCCATTCGGGATGGTCGGGAGTATCAAACGGACTCTCCACAACCTCGATATTGGTAATGTAGTCAAATGAACCATTCATTCCATTGAACCTGTTCACATGTTTCATAACCAATGCAGCCACACTTGCCTCAGTCAAACTAGGGTTCTCGTAATAAGAGTGTTGACCCTCACCATATGCATTTTCTTCAAAGATGAGTTTCTCTACACTGAAGTGTACAGAGTAGACTGAACCACCCTTGAACTTATGAAAGTTCTCACCATACTCTTCTAAATTCTGAGTAGTGACAACATAAGTTCTTGAAGTCCCGTTCTTGATGTGATTTAAATATGTCATAATTTCTCCTTTAATCTATTACTCTTATAGTATACTAAAAAGTGATACCCATTGTCAAGTCTAATGGAATCTTTTTTTCTCACCATTGATAACAATGAAGTCGATATCAATTGCACCTATAATCTGTATACCTTCTCTATGCATAACAGACTCACACATCTGTTCCCAACACCAATTCATGATGTTACCATCACCATTGTATAGTGCAAGTTGCATTTCTTTACTGTTTAGAGGAATTTCTATTGGTTGGGATGATGCTATGTGTTCACCCATGATACCATTTATCATATCACTTCTCCTATAATTATTAACACTAATAAAACCACTAAAGGCTGAATGAAATCAGAATCTAGTAGACCGTTCTTTTTTAATATATCTATCATTCTTATAGTATACTAAAAAGTGAGACCCATTGTCAAGTCTCAGAGTGATAATTCTTCATTGATTTGACGTTCGATACGTCTCATCTCAAGATACTCCATGACTATGTCTTTTTCATTTTGGGTTAAATCATTTATACTTTGGAGACCCCACGGCATACCAATAGAAACAAGTTTGTTTCCTAGTACGACTGAATCATTCCATTTAGTATCGTCCTCAGAGAAGAGTCCGTGATATTCTAGTTGGTCAATCATATCTTGACCGAGTTTAATTATATATTTTGTTTTCATAGATTGTATAATACTAAATTATGCAGTCTATTGTAAAGGGGTTTTTGAAAATAAATTAAATTATTCTGTTGGTGCTTCTTCACGCATCGTTTCAAACAAAGATGCAATGTCTACATCATATGCCCATGGAGCGTCATTTGCATGGTCGGGGTCTGATTCGTGTAGGAGAGATTTAGAACACTTACCTGCTGTGATTGCAGCTTTGTAATGAGTTAACCATTCTTGGTAGTGTGCATTGTTTACATCACTAACTTCAATTTGCATATTTCTTCTTGTATGCATGTACTCACCCATTTCAACCATACCACGAGAGTTTCCACTGACATGGTCACCTGCTGATTCATCGATGTTATACATTTGAATACTAAGAGATTGCTCTGAATCAAACCATGTGTAGTTTGAAGATACATCTACTATTTCGACATCATCAGGCATATTTTGGTTATGCCAACCAGTCATTAGACAATGTTTCAACATAAACTCACCACCGTCTGCAAAGACATGATTAATTTTTACATGGTCATCTTCTTGAACAGTATTTACACTTACTAAGTTATTGTTTATAACTGTATTAGTAAAGTAGCCTGGTTTTAATGAAAGAACACTCCAATCGTTGAATTTCATGTTCCCATCATCATTAAAGATTTCATTATCTATATTAACCTTTAGTCCTTCTACGCTTTGGTTGACTAACGGGTAAAGTTTTTCTGTAAATGTAATTGCCATATGTTATCCCTCTATGATACTATTTAGATAATCTATTTGTTTACGAACTATGTCGATTCTGTTTGGCCAATAGATATAATCCTTGTCTGAATCCTTTGCAAGGTTTTCAAGAAGTGGTCTAATAAACTCATCCAGTTTAGTTAACTTTGTAGATAATACATCTACTAGTTCTTGGTTCTCTTCACTAGATGCAGCTGTCTTACTAACTTTCTCATCTAACTTTATAAGGTCATCACTGTCTACTGCAGTAAAACCAAAATCGTTGTAATTAAAATCATCCATTATACATCTATTGCTCCAACACGTCCTTGATGCCATGCGGCAAGTTCTGTGTATCCACCTATATTTATATCATCCACACGTATTTGTGGAAATGTTCTTGCAGTTGGAAATACCTCAAACAACTGTTCAGTTGTATAGTCTTGTCCTAACGATTTGTATTCGTAAGAATATCCTTCTCTCTCACAAAGACTCTTTGCTTTGTCACAGAAAGGACAACTTGGTTTACCGTATATTTCTATCATATTTCTTTTCTCCATATCTTGAGATTTCTCTCATTATTTATAGTATCAGTATGATAAGTCATATTAAGACTATCACCTACTACATAACCTAAATTTCGTAAGGGTTTCTTGGGTACATATAATCCCATCGGTTCTGCATGAAAATTATCTATACTAAACATCTGTTTAGTGTTATCCCAAAGACCAAAAGTCATTTTCCAGTTTTCTCTAGGGTTAAATAAATCTTCATGAATATACCATTCGTCATGTGTGAAGACACATAAGTGGTCATCATTGTTTATGATAAAGGAAAACAACACACTTGGTGATTCTCTCATACCCATCAGGTTTGTCTCTTTCCACGGAACCCTACAACACCATTCGTCTTCATTGCTAGCTTGTCGGGTGTGTGTATATTTTTTATTTAAGAAGTCCATTCCTTTCCAAGTCTAATAACATTGCTTTATCACTTTGCACATCACTATAGTTTGCATGTGCTTGTATTGTAATTTCGGGTATCTCTATTGATGGATATGATGTAACTAAATGGTAAATCATACCAGCAATGTCTTGTTGTCTAAGACTAGGTAAATCATTGTGATTCAGGAGTCCTAGATTGACTGTAGACATCTTAAACTTTTTATCTGAGTTGTATGTCAAGTTATTACAAAAATGTGTTAGAGAGGCTTTCTGTGCCGCATAGAGGTATCCCTTAGATATGTTTGGTTGTGATGCACGACTACCAATGTTGATTAAGTATTTACTAGGGTCATGTCTCCAACTTGAATTGTATACAATATCTACAATTTTTGTTTGGTCAAAATCTTGATGTGCATTATTAATTAGTACGTCTAAGTGGTTTGGGTTACTTTCGTCAAACACCCATGCCCCTACTCCGTTCATAATAATATCATCAGTGTGCATATACTTCACTGTAATGGTCTCACCCTTGTGGGGTGTTTCCATAAGTGTCTTACCGATTATACTTGATAATCCTCTGTCTTCTTTACCTGTTATTCCTACTATCATCTTTCGAAAAATATCTCCGTTTGACCACCTCTATTTGAGTTCTGTCTATACTCATAAACAGAGTCTGTCATTTCGTGGTTAATTTTAAATCCCATACCAGTTAACAATTCTTTTGCAACTTCGAATCTAGGATTATCTTTAAACACTTCAATCATGATGTGTTTTACACTTGCACCTATACACTTCCATCCACCGTCAATAATTGACGTATCATTTGTTCCGTCTACATCTATCTTTAAAATAGTGGGTGATTGTAGTCCGTGTTTGTAAACTAAATTATCTAGTGTCTCTTGTACTAGTCTTGTCTTGACTGATTTATTTTTAGAAGTTATCTCACTGGATACACCTTCTCCACCTCTCATACCTTGATTCCATATCTTATACGACACTTCATCTGACACTGGTACGTTCATTGGAAAAATTACATTACTGCAATCATTCATCACAATGTTGTCTACAAGGAAACCAAAGTTTCTTACATGAGGTTCAAATGCATAGATACTGTCACAACCTAACTGAGATGCATACAAACTATACTGACCACAGTTTGCACCTATGTCATAGAAGACACTATCCTTCTCAATAACGTTTTGTAACCATAGAGTAGTCCATGGTTCTTTCTTGTATATAGATTGACTACGTCCACGAACCAAATGGTTCAACATGTCCTTAGGATATGCAAAGAGAATCTTTACACCTGTTTCTGTTTCGATACGTTCTTCGATTCCCCACGGAAAAAAGTTTTCCCAATCGGGGTCTTTTATTTTCTTTTCAAAATTAAAACCATTGTATACTTCTTGTATCTCTTCGATACTAAGTTGTCTTATTTGAACGTCTGGCTTGTTGAAGGTCATCATAATGTTTTGTCACAATATCAAATGATGGTTTTCCAAATAGTGAACCATCTACACTACACTTATTACAAGGGGACATACTTCTATCTCCCTTCATAAGTTTCTTTCTAATTCTTGTCATAGGTTTAGAGAACCACACATCATACAATGACTGTGAAAGTAAATTACCTACTACGTGTTCTCTACCCCAATCGTTTGAACAGAATAGAACATCTCCGTTCCAATCTACAAACATTTTGTAGAACGGATAGTGACACGGTTTACCCTTGAGAGATGTAATGTTAGTTTCTTCTATTCCAACCCAATCTACAACACCACTTCTATTATTAAGTATTAGTCCGTGTTCTTTTACAGCTTCACTCCAATGCATTCTATATTTGTAACGGTCAAGAGGGACACCTGCTTCTTCCATCATAGGATTGAATGTATCCATTTGAAAATCACCATCATATAGATTGATGTAGAGTAAGTCCAATCCCTTTTCGTGTATTAGACTTCTTGCATATTCTACAGTTAACTTATCTCCATTGGTATTACACTCTAGTGTTGCATTGGGTAAGTGTTGTCTGAATGCATGAACGATGTCGGGGAAAACGGGGTTCAGTAAATTCTCACCAAACCCACTAAAACTAATTTTACCTTTGTAATCATTTGCACTCAATTCTTCTGCAATGATGTTTGCACCTTTTACGGTAAGGTGAAGATTCCTGTTGGGAAAAACCTTGGGGTCATGTCTAGGACAAAATACACAGGTTCTGTTACACAACTCTGTTGTATTAACTTCTACTGTTAGGATGGACGATAGAGGACTTAAGTCCTCATCGTTTTGTTTTTCCCAATGGTTCTTTTCCTGTTGTCTACGATGTTCTAAGAAATCGTATTGGTCTACTACAGGAATCTTCTCCGTGTTCTTCACTACTCAGTTGATATCTCTGCACCTTGCTCTGTGAGTTCGGCAATGAGACTATCTGCTTGTCTTTGGAAATCGACCATCATAATTTGTTTGGTCTTTTTAGAATCAACTTCAAATCCTAGTTCATCTGCAGATTTTTGAATCTGTGCTTTAGTCATTCCTTGCAAATCGTCTGCATCGGGAATTACTATTTCTTCAAACTCTTCATACTCTTCTTCTGCACTTGCATTCTTGTCTGCAATCTTTTGTTCTAGTTCTTCTACTGATTCATATGTGTTAACTTCTAAATCTTGTGCAAGACTTAATAGGGGGTCGTTCACTACTTCAGTTGTATCGTCTACTTCTGATAGTGTGTCTTCTTTTTCTAGTTCGTCTGCAATGTTAGATAAAGCTTCGTTAACATCATCTGTACCATGTTTCTCTAACCACTCATCGTGTTCTTTATCTTGTAGACCTACGTTCTCTTCTTTGACATGTTCACCAACCCAGTCTCCACCTACTTCGTTGAAGTCAAACTTGTCATCTTCCACTTCAGAGACGGGACTCTCTTCTTGTGGGATGTTAGATGATGTGACTGATGGTTCACTACCAGTGACCCTACCACTGACTAAGTTTGCCATCTCACGTGCTTTACTTCTAGGTTTCTGTACGGTCTCTTCAGTTGGAATAGAAAAATCACTAGGTTGTGATTCTACTTGTTGGGTTTCCAGTTGAGGTTGTTGTACTTTGACTTTCTCTTGTTCTAATTCATTTTCAATAAATTTGAATTCCATAACTTGTCCTGTATCAGATGATTTTACATCCTCTACACTTCTAGCTTGGGTAAGTGTGTTTAGTTCTGCAATCTCTTGCTCATCCACTATTGGTTGTGGTGTTAGTTTAACTGTTGCAAGTTCTTTCTCTAGTTCTCTTCGTTTGAGTCTTTCGTCTGCAAACTTCTTCTTCAGTAAGAATGCATCTTGTTCCTCTTTGAGTTTACGTGCTGACTCTTCTGCTTGAAGTTTAATCATACGTTCTTGTTCTAGTCTCTGTTGTTCTTGTACGAAGAATTCTAGTTCTAGTGTTAGATTGTTTCTGAGTTCTGATACAGTCATGAGTTCGTTACCCTTGAGGGCACCTCTCTCTGTTACCATATCAATTACTGTGATGAGCGTCTTTAAATGCTCGGGTGTTATATATTTTGTATCCATTATTTAATTTCCATCCTATAGGTGGTCACAGCTCGACTAGAAAGGTTTACATATCGGAAAGTGATAATCCTTTCCATATTTTTTTTTATGTATAGTCTCTAGTGTGACCTTAAATATTTAGTAATTATAAACGACTAGTAGTACTAGCCGTCACTTTAATTTCAGTTCTGTTTGTGGTTGGTACTTCGTCACTGTTCACATTCCATTCACATGTCCACTTACGAGTGTCACCAGTACCACGATATTTATTTGTATCGTAATCATAAATCATTTCTATAGTTTCTTCTCTGAAGTAATCATAGATAAGAATGAAACCAGTGATAGGGTCGAACTGTCTAACCTCACCAATGCATTCAATGTCTCCACGTCTGTAGAAACATTGTCTGTCTTTTGCATTCAAATTTAATTTATTAACTACCATACGATTATTTAGTCACTAATCACTTCGGGAAAAGCAATATCTACTAAATCTTTTGTAATTCTTTTAAAAGGATTCTTTTTATCCTTAACCAAATCAATCATCTCTGCTTCTTTCGTTGGAATAGATTCCAATAATTCAATCCACATAGCTTCACGTTTTAATTCTTGCAACTCATCGTTTACGAAATATTTAAATTTCTTAAACTCAAACCTTAATGAACTCTCTGTTAAATCATCAGCAGGTGCTGGATTTGGAGTGTAAGGTGTTTTACCTTCGGGTAAACGTGATTCAATATTCTTATCGAATATCCATTGTAGTACAGGTAATACTGCACCGTTTCTTTCTGCATAGTGTTTCAATCCATGTGCAGCTTTCTCATCATTCTCGACAAGATTGCATTGTTCTAGAATTGCAAATACACTTGCATCGTTTGGAAGTCTAACTCTTTCAGTAGCTAACTTCATTAGTGGTTTATTGGTAGAACCTTTTGGTCTACCTCTTCCTTTTTTCTCTGTCATAATCTAAAGTCCTTAACGTTAGTCATTAACTCATTCAGTTGATGTTTCCTAAGGTAGTCATATACCTTACCACTAGGGACAGTAATGTCAGCAAATTCTTTTAAGATGTTCACTTCAATATCCTGTGGAATACATTCTAAATCAATTAATGTTTGATTTCTTAAATAGTTACGATAGTATTTATCTTCTTTATCTATCTCTATTTTAAGATATGTTTCGACAACTTGTTTTCTTAAAGGTGTCTGTCTTACATTTTCAGAGATGACATCGTCACGTGATAGGAAGTTTGGAACTCCATCTGACTTATCTCCTCTGAGTATATGTTCTTTTAAAAATAATTTTGGGTCTTCGGGTTTAATATATTTGTTTAGGTTTGGAGACCACTGGGTAACACTAGGATACTTCTGTAGTTGTTGGAAGTCCTTGTCACCACTAATAATTAATACATCTTCATCGGGTGCATGATGTTTAGTAAGTACTGCAATAATATCATCAGCTTCACATGCATCTACTTGCATCATTTTCCATGGGAAGTTTTCTTTTATTTCCTCACGTACCTTATGGAGTGCATCAAAAAATAAACCCCAGTCTAGTCCACTCTTATCTCGTGTACGTTTACGGTTTATCTTATAGTAGGGATAGTACTTCTTTCTCCAATTATTCTTCTCATCGGCACACAGGACGACCTCACCTAGGTTCTCACCATGGTTACGGATATATGTCTTTAGTGTATTAAGAATCATATGACGAAGGAGTTGTTCATTTATTTCTCCCTCATTATATTTAAGTTGTGCCATCAGACCTGCTATCATAGTCTGAGTAAAATCAATTAGTATCATAATATTATCCTCAACAACCCTGTGGGTTATTTGTATTTTTTATTTAATGCACGTAAAGTTTTATTCATCTTACGTTTTGCACTTTCTTTTTCCCATTTAACTTTATTTTTATTAAGATAGGTATTTGCACCTTTAATTATCTTCTCAATAAATGCAGTAAACTTTTGTTTCTCTGCAGTAGTCATATAAGAGTAAGCTTCAACCATATCTTTGTCATTAGATTTTAATTCATTGACCATACTTTCATAATCATCGATTATTATTTGTACGACCTTAGGTTTAAAATCAATTTGATTTAAATATTTCTCCATATTAAAAGAAGACTTATATCCTTCTTCTTGAAATTTATCTATTTCATACTCGATAATACCCATTGCAAGGTTTGCCTTACGAGTCATTGCTTCTAAAATAGGGGATGCCATTATTTAATTCCTTTCATGTTTAATTTAAAATGTATATATATCATTTAACTACTCATTTGAGATATCTCTTCTGCTTCCTTCTGAGAAATAACAGGGACTGCATTACTCTTATGCATGGTTGCAATACCTTTGACAAGGGTTCCAGTGTATACAGGAGACTCTTGTTTGGTACAGTCACCACTAATCTTGTGATACTCACCCGACCTCATATATTCTTCCATCAAAGACTTGTACTGTTGTTCTTGTCTACGAATAGTTTCTTTATATTGTAACGTCTGTGTAAAATCTACAGGTGGTTTCTTCTTCTGCAAGAAGGCCTTCGTCTTACGTTTCTTACCGTGAGGGCCGTACCTTATAGATGAATTAAGATTAATTATTCCCATGACTACTATAATACCTTATATGGGGGGTTATTGTCAATAGGTTTATTGATTAAATCCAAAGGTTTCGAAATCTTTTAAGTATAAGTCTTGTACCATATGTTTCATCCACTGCGGTATGTCGAAGGTGTCGATAGGTTTCATACCGTACTTGTCACTGACATCCTTGTGGTTGTGTCGATATCCTTGAGTGTTACTAGTGGGTACTGCAATACTTTGAGTGATAGGTAGGTCGACTCCTGTGTTTAAATGATACCAGTATCCCATTTGTTGTCCGTCAAGATAATAATAATCATACTGAGACCCTAAAAGATACTCACTGGTTGATAAAACGTCATACACAGTGTCATACTTATAGGGTAGAGTGAATAAATGTCTGAACTGAGAAACAAATCTGTCATACGGATGTCGTACCAAACCACTAATTCGGATTTTTTGTGATATACTGTCATACCTTCTAGGAAAGTCTGAGACTCTCTCTGAGTAATCTTTCCATGTCCAGTGACCATGTGACTCATTTACATCAAACAATCCCCTAGGACGAAGTGTGGTGTTCTCTGACAACCATGTACGGACAAAGGTACCACCTGTTTTGGGTGCATGTATCTGACAATAGACGGATTCAACGAATTCACCCATGTCATTTACCCATAAAATCATAAATTCACCGTCCCGTAGAGACTATTACGGTATTTTTTTTATTAGTTTCGATGATGGTCATACATTTCTGCATACATTTTACCCTTAGGTTCTAATTTATTGTAACACTTCCAATTAAATACACGTCTCGGATGTAATAAATTAAAAGATTGTTCAGGTTTATGGAGAGCTGGTGGGTGTAAGGTATTCGACCACACTATTAAACGATTATTTACGTTGTCAACTGTCTTAAACGGAGTGACGTTGTGACCTCTACCATCAAAAAGGTGTAAAGGAATACTTGGTTC